AACTTCTCAAATCCTTTGCCTCACAACGATTCACGATATCCTCGATTCATATATATTCTTATATTTTACCACTACTTTGCTTTGAAAAGTGGTAGAAAAAGTGGTAAAATCATCAGCATATTTTTATCTTGCCTTCAAGGTTTGCAAAGCTTTCAACTTTCTTTGCCATCGTTGCTTCATTATAGATATCCATCGTCGTTGAGATATCAGCGTGACCCATTATTTCTTGAATGACTTTGATATTCGTCTCGTTTTCACAGAACCGGGTACAGAATGTATGTCGTAATTGGTGTACTGTAAAATGAGGTATCAAAACAGGCTCTCGTTGTTCGGCTTTTGCCTTTTCTTTTTCTTCCTTATTATAGTCTCTACATATTCTCTCAATCGCTCTGTTTATGCAGTGGGCTGACACCACGGAGCCAAATCGATTCTTAAATATGAATCCACTATAACCATCGATTACCGTTTCATTGAAGCCACCCCGTGATTGGATTTTGTACTCAAGCAGCAGTGCGTCCTTGACTTTTTGCAACATCGGTATCACACGCTTACCAGATTCGGTCTTCGGGGTTGTAATGTGGAATTCACACACTCCGCTATCCTGTTGCCTGTATATAAGGTTGTGATTGATGGAAATAAGGTTGTGTTCAAAATCACAGTCTTCCCATCGAAGTCCTATAACCTCGCCAACTCTGCATCCAGTCCCGAGGAACACAGTAAACAATGGCATCCAATGCTGGTATTGCTTGCTCTTACTACAAAACTTCACGAACGCCTCTTGTTCGGGAATTGTTAGTGCGTGTCGTTTTGGTTTTGACCAGTCGTGGCTTTTCTTAATTTCAGCCATCACCCCGTCGCTTGGATTAACTCTGATTTTACCGTCCCTCATGGCGGCTGTGAAAACAGGATGAAGTATTGTGTGGATTGTTTCTAAACTGTTGGGCTTGAAACCTCTATCCCTAATCAAAGAGATATAGAACTTCTTGACATCGCTATATTTAATGCTCGCAATCTTCTTACAGCCAAAGTCATCTCGCACATACTTGCGGTACATATACTTATAGTTTGTTCGGGTAGATTGTTTCAGTTCATATTTTGTTTCGATATACTCATTAAAGAAATGGTTGAGCGTAGTCTTGTATGCTTCGATGGTATCTATACCGTCCTCAAGGTCTCGAATAATCCTGCGTTCCGTATCACGCAGAGGCTCTTTACATCTCTTGCCCAGTGGCACCTTGTCTGTGGAAACCAGCTTCCAACTATACACACTATGCTTCTTACCTTGCTTGTCAAAGTACCGAAACTCATACATACCGTCGCTTCTTTGTCTTTCGCAGGACTGTAGCAACCTACCCTTGTTGTCGCGTCTCTTTTCGGACATAAGAAACTCCTTTCCGATAAGAGCCCACTACGATATGTATAAACAAGTATATTTTGTTAAAATATTTTAACATATTTTCGACCCTCTTTCAAGTGGGCTCAACAATTTTGATTAAATGTTATGTAAACTGTTGATGAAGTCCTCGAACTTTTGACGCTTTATTTGCGGTCTATTGCCATTCCACAGAATAAAGTCTGCATTTCTATTCTCGCTCATAAGTTGGCGCAGTTTATTTTCTCCGATACGAAAATACACCGCTGCTTCCTCAACAGTAATGGTGAACTTCTGCCAAATTGGAACTGTAGGTTTCATCGACACTCCTCCTTAAAAGAAATTTGGGACGAGTAATATTCTCGCCCCGTTTTCGCGAGTTCCATCACTCGTTTGTCATATCAAATAAAGAAAGCTGTTCGCACTCCTGAGAAGACTTATTAGATACACCAGTACTGCCGAAGCCACCGGCACCTCTATCGGTATCCGTCAGCTTCTCAACCTCTCTGAGAATTACAGGCAGATACGGGAGAATAACAAGCTGTGCGATACGGTCTCCCTCGTGAATAGACTCGCAGGAATCCGTATCATTATGGAGAGCCACGATGACCTCTCCCCTGTAGTCAGAATCAATGACCCCGACGCAATTTGCAGGGCGTAAGCCTCGGTTGGTAGCCAGTCCGCTTCTTGCAAAAATTGCTCCGAAGTACCCATCAGGGATTTCAACACAAATTCCGGTTCCGATTTTTTCTGTTTTACCGGCAGGAATACGCTGTACCCCCGTTTTGGTGCGGGCGTATAAGTCAAATCCTGCGGCATAAGCGCTTCCGTGTGTAGGCGTAATAGCTTTGTCATCTACCTTCATAAAGTTGATAGTCATATTATGTATAACCCTTTCTTATTTATATAATTGATATTTCTTGCTGATTGAGTGAGCCCGCTCGTCATCAAGCGGTGCAAACCAAATTCCCGTCAGCGTTGTACCGTCCTCTTCCTCGGGAACAAGTTCCGTTAAGCATTTATCGTATATGAGCCCAAAATCTACGCCCTCTACAAGCCCTATTTTCTCTGCAATTGTTTTGGCTTTAAGTAGGTGGTTCTTATTTCTTGCCTCACATACGGTCTTCACGAGCATACCGCACACATACTGCTCATACACATCCTTGGGAATTTTGATGCTGGCAATATATCCTCTGGCGTCGTCTATCGGCTTTGCGTTTGCTCTAAGCCCGTGCGTCCAATATGCTTCTGCGCAGTGGTAGGTTTGAGTTAAGAGCTTACCGACGGACATATTCAGGTCTTTACGCATAATAAATACCCTGCGCATACTTAATCCTTCTCAATGCAGTAGAGCCCACAATGGCAATAGCCGGGCTCGTTTCGCTCAATCTGCTCTCGAAATTCTTTGCACATACATTTGTTGTCCGCTGTTTTTTCAAGGCGGCAAGGACAGTAGCCGCCATTACTTTTCAGCTTATCACGTACTTCTTTTGCGTAATCCCTGTCTGGATTTTGTCTAATGGTCATTGTAAGCCTCCGTTAGTATAATATTCCTCTGAGGTAGTGACGCTGGATGTTCCGATGTCTGTATACTGGCTACGCACTAATTCTTGCTGAATTACTGTTCGCCAGCGCCTCTTTCAGTTTTTTGTATGTATCCATCATATCTACAATGTAGTCGATATTATCGATATCCTCATCGTCCCGGATGGAGCCGATGAACTCAAATTCAATAAACTCTTTGAGATTTTCAATCTGGGAAATTGTAAGGGAAATATTCATTATCATTCCTCCATATCGTCATTCTCTGATACCATAAGCAGTGCCGCTAACCAAAAACCGAATAAACATGAAAGCGGGACAATCCAAAGTAGATTCCATACACTAATCATTCTCTATCCACCACTTTCTCACGCTCACGGCGATAGTCCACAAGGAAATCGGCAATCGCTTCATACTCATCATCGTTTACATCGTCCATGAAGATATAATCGTTCTTTCTGACATAACCGCACTGTCTGAGGGAGTTGTTGAGCTGCTCCCCGATTGTCTCAATATTGCCAACGCCAAGGTCTTCAAAGGTTTCTGTTTTCGATGTTGCCGAATACTCGTTTCCGAACTCATCAACGAGCCCAAATGAAATTGTAAGTTTGTTGCCCATATGTATTCTCCTTAACTGATTCTTTCTGCATACTGGTTATCGGAAGCCAGATATACACCCAAAACCTCATCAAAATGTTTTGACTGGTTGGGGACATATCGCCCGAACTTAATAACAATATTATCAAATTTTCTCAGCGTAGCGACCTCGGACACAATTTCAGTCATATTGTATCCCGTGTAAATGACCACTGTATCATTACAGTGATACTCTGTGCGGAGCTTAGACACGAGGCGCAACAGCTCGTCAAACTGCTCAAACGGTTCCAGACCCGCGAAGCAAAGAGCCTTTGTAATATCGTTTGATAGATATCTCTGGATAATATCATCGTCATCCATTGCGATGGTGGCGCTACCGCGCCACGCATCGTTCTGGCAGACAGATAACGGAATTCCGGCTTCTCGGCAACATTTTCCGTTGCAATACGCCGCACCAATATACATGGATGGAACCTTGTAATTCACGAAATCCTCGTCCACAATTGTTTTTATCTTCATAAAATCCTTTTCAGCTCCGTTTCTATCGTTTCTTCGTTATTCAACTCGTATAACGGTATCTTATGCTCATTACAGTATTTTCGTTTTAATTCATCCCTTGCAATAGATTGTAAATAATCATCTTCTGGTATTTTGAATATATTAGTATAATGCTGCTCGCCTTGATACTCAATCAAACACTGTAAGGTTCCGTCGTCTTCAAACACAGCAAAATCAAATCTTAATGGATATTTCTTTCCTCTGAGGTCTTGAAAAGTAAACTGTCTTTGAAATTGGATATTATGATTTATCAAATACCGTTCAATTAAAGTTTCTCTATAAGACATAATACATCCACAGGACTTTATATCTCCTGTTGTCAGATATGAAGAGAACACATCTATTGTCCTGTTAAATCGACAGTTCTCGTCTTTAAAATTATCTCCTTAGTTGCACATACAAATCCGTTCTGCTTGCCCTCCAGTAGATGGTGCTTAGAAAAGCACCATCAGTCTACCGAAGCGTTGTGAAGTCAAATCGATTAGTTTACTCACGCATAGTCTCCGAAAGTTCGTACCACTGTCGAGTTGTAAACTCTCTAAACCTATCATTAGAGAAACTTCGAGTTGGAACTAAATACCCTACAATTCTTACATATGTATCAAAAACGGGCTCACCGCAATTCGGGCAGATATCCGTTCCAACAAAACCGTGGTGGTTCTTACACTCGTTGATTCTTGTATTAAACGCAAAGTAAATTACTCCAGCTTGAGCAATCTTATTGAGCATTTCCCACGCCATATCATTGTTCGGGAAATTGGCTTCGAGATTGATATGTGCGATACTGCCGCCGCTGCATTTTTCATCAAGAATGGCGCTGAGACGCAGTTTTTCTTTGATGGTGCATTTTGTTGAAAGCGGAATCCACTGATTTGAGTAAATGAACTTATTATTTAGGTCGAACAGTGCGTTGTCTTTCTGGCAGAGAATACACGCTGCACGCTCTGCAGGAACAGACTCGATGTTGAACGAATACTCCGTTGTAAAACCGTCCTTGACCTCGTTTAACACATCAAAGATTTTGCAGGCAAGTTCAATTCCTTCATCCGTGTAGTAGGTATAGCCCAGTTCGTCAACTTTGGTATACCCGAATGCTTCGATGACCTCGAAGAGACCGAGAATACCCATAGTGCAATACTGTTTATCCATTTCAACCGCGCCGTCCTGATAGTTCGGGAGAAGACCCTTTTCAATATTGCGACGCATAATATGTCTTACGACATCCAGTGTCTTGCAGCACAGCGTTGCTCGCTTTTTGAGCAATGCGAGGTACTTTTTCTCGTCACACTCTGTTTCAAGCGCAATTCTCATAAGGTTAATCGTGTTGACCTTAACGGAACCAATGGAGAGTGCTGTGCCGCCGATTGAATTGATGAAAGCGCTGAGTTTGGTTGTATCAGAAAGCAGTCGGCAACAGTTACTAAGAGTCGTAACATCTCCGCTTACGAAGAAATTGCTGTCATTCCATTTTGTGTTGTGGTCTGAACACCAGCGTGCAAAATCCTCGTCAACAAATTTGCCGTCTTTATAAAGCAGCGAGTATGTCAGGACAGGGAATGTAAACATATTTTCACTGCGAATCTGCGAAACCACTTCCATAAACAGTTTCTGATGTTCAATAAGCTCGTCCACGCAGTCGATTACATAGGTTCCGTCGGGGTATTGAACACCGCCGAACAAAGACTCGATATAGTTACGGTCAAAAATCGATACGTTGACGAATGCAGTCTGGTCGATGCGCATAAACGGTTGGTTCAGACGGTAAATCAGCTTCTGGAAAGACTGTCTGATGTAATAGTCCTTGTCCTTGATATAAAAACCGGTCTCACAATCGTGTTTCCAGAAGTAATAAGTCCAAATAAGCACATTGGGGATACCCACAGCGCCGGAACTCCGGTTACTCATGTAGCTAATGTACTCGATTACGTCGTCAATAAATGTTGTAAGGTGTTTCGGGGGCTGATTATTATAGTTTTTAAGGAAGAATAAGCCATCTGTTGCAAGTCTGGTGAGGTCGTATGCATAACAATACGGTAAATATGTTGCCGATGATGCGTCGTGCAGATAAAAAGCACCATTATATTCGCATTCGAGCCACTCTTTTGCTGTTTTGAGGTTGTATTTCTTCTTGAGTTCGTAAAAAATCTTATTGAAAGCGAAGAGCTTGTCGAGAGATTTCCCTTTTTCATTGATAAGACTGCGAATATCCTTGTTCGACGCATTGGCGTTTGCGTCAATCGTTACGTCTGCAACCTTTTTGTCAACAAAGCTGTCGATAAAGTCCGAGAAATTTAACTGTGTTTCGTGGAATCCGTTAAGATACTCGAAATCCTCCCCGTATTTCTCAAGCATCGACTGCATAACCTTTTCAAAATCTCTATTCATCTTTAATGGAATGTTCATTTGCCATCTCCTTACTGTTTATTTACCCAGTCAACCGCTCCCTTAAAATCAAGGAGTCGGTCGTTCACCTTTAAGACCGGGACTGCTTCAATGCCGAGCGTTAACATCTCGTCCACTGAGTTATTTTCTGTGTACTGGACGCCTTTTTCGGCGAGTTTTTTCTTTAAGACTTCGCATTTGGGGCATCCTGTTGAGTATAAGATGTAAATATCGTTCACCTCTCTTCTGCAATATTGCGTACTGCGTTGTAAGCCTCTTCCCAATTAGCAACCCTTACAAAGCCAGTAGCTTTTTCGTCAAACTGTTTGTTATGAGGAGCGTTCATCAGAATTCCTTTGTATTCCCCTCCGATGAGATTGTGAGGGGCGTCATCAATTAGAACGTCTCCTCTGATAAGTTGTTTTTGATATGCGACAACCACGTCGTTTGTGGTGAGAAACGGAAAATATCTGAACAAAACATCGTTGAGCTTATACGCAACAGTATCTTGGTGCGATGCCGTCACAATGATAACCTTGTGTCCGTCATCAAGCAGTCTTTTAACATATTTGACCGAATCCGGAAGAGGTTTTACCCTCTTCCATAACTCTTCTTCGTACAATGGTGCAAAAAGCTCGGATTTTGAAAGCGTTGGGAATGCTTTTGTCATATCCCATTCTTTCACATCATTGATATGTACATTGGTACCGTGCCTCTCGTTCAGATATTCAACCCACGTTTCACAAAGATTTTCGAGCGTGTCGTCCATATCCACAAGAACTGTGAGTTTGTTCATTTTTTAATCCAACAGGTCAGCCATGGCTGCCGTCTCGCTCCTCTCTGTCTTTAATAGTTTCACATACCCAAATCTCGGATGTCCCTTAAGCTTATCAACAGCAGCCATAAGCCCACTATTCTGTCTGAAAACCTCTGCATCACACTGCTTAAAATCACCGTTAATCCAGAGCGCAGACCCTTCTCCGACTCGCCCGAGAAGTAGCTGGATATGTTCCTTTGTCATGTTTTCTGCCTCGGAGCAAAGGATAATTGAGTTCTTAACATCACGACCTCTGATAAAGCCGAGGTGGACAATCTCAATCTGACCGTGTCCGACCATTAAACTCAAACCGTCAGTTCCTCCTAAATGGTCTGCCAGCGGCATTGCGAACGGAAGGAGCTTTTCATTGTATGAACCGGGGAGATATCCGATGGGTTTTGAGTTTTTAACCTCAATATTGTTCCGAATATAAACGATTTTTTCAAATTTGTTGTGTTCAAGAAGGTCGATTGCCGCAGAGCACATCAAGAAGTCTTTGCCCGTTCCGAACTTGCCTGCAATTACCTTGACGGTAATATCGTTGTTGTAAAGCATATCGATTGCAAGCTGCTGCTGAGTATTTCGTGGTTTAACCTTTCCTAAAAACCTACTGTTAATAGTTTTGTACGGTACTTTGACCATCTTATCTCCCGTACACCTCATTAACTCGAGGTTATTGTCGCAACCATCCTTTGCAATCAGGTACTGATTAGGAAGGCAACCAAAGGTGTTTGCCATATTATTTTGGAAAATTGAGTTAATTTCATTATCGGATAAAACAACTTCCTTAAAGCCAAGATATTCGTCCATAGGAACCTCCCTTAAATCACCTCATCGATGTCGCAGTCGTCTCCGATAATGTAATCACAGAACCCCTTGTCCTTAGCTTCATCCGCAAAAAGGTACCACTCAACTCTAAGTTTACTGTCGTATTCCTTGCTTGTAATTTTGCTTCGGGAGAGGATGTACTGCTTAATCATGTCTTCTACGCGACGCTGAAATTCCATCTGGTCTTGTGCTTTCGCTCCCGAGTTATATACAAAATTTGAACCGTCATGCATAAGGAACTTTGCGTTGCGCATAGCAAATCTTTTGGTTCCGGCAAGACCGATTAAAAAGCCCATGCTGTACTGATATCCGAGATTGACAGTAAAAACAGGTGTCTTACTTGCCATAATCACATCAATAAGTTCAAATCCGGAATCGACTTCGCCTCCATTGGAAGATACATACAGAATGATGGGAGTTCTCTTGTCGGGCTCAATGCCGATGTCCTCTTTGTTATACTGCATGATGTGTTTTACGATTTCTCCAACGGAGAGTTGTTCGACATCGGTATTCAGGAAAAGCTTTCGCTGTTTAAGGTCTTTCAAGTAGAAGATTTCATCAATCATTCCACTATCAATCAGTGCTTTTTCGATATCGATGTCAATGTCGTAATAACCCTTATGATTCGTGCTCATATAAACTCTCCTTAATCCAATTATCGACTTTCGTTTTTAACTCCGAAAGCGTTCCGTTGTTATCAATACAGTAGTCAGCGTCGTACCCGTCAAGGGCTGTCTCTGACGGATGTTTCTGCTGTTCTTCTGTAAGAGGGCTGGCAAAATTGCTTCTGATAATGCGCAGATATAAGGTGTCAAACCCACTATCTCGCATTGTGGATACCTCATTAGGAAACCGGCAGTCAGGGATAATAACATAGTCCCAGTTTTCGTGGAAGTATTTCAGCATAAGTGCCACGAAATCCACCCATAGGCTCGGGTTTTCTTTCCTAATAACATCAGTACCAACGTACTGTAACATTTTGCGTCCCTTCTCGTCCTTCACTCCGTCCCAGCCAAAATAACTGCGACAGATATATTTGAGCAAGTCCGCATAATGTGTAATCAAAACACGGTGTTTATCTTCTGTCAGTTTTTCTCTCATATATGCTGCTACCGTGTCTTTGCCGTTTTGTGCTTTGCCAGAAATTAAGATTACCTTCAAACCGCATCATCTCCTCTCGTTGTGTCGGCTACAAGCCTTGAATATCTTTGAAAGTTATCGACGGCTTCTCTCACGGTTATCTCCGAATCAGGCGCTCGCCACTGTTTCTCCTTACCGTAATAGATTTCACGCACCTTGCACCAAGCGGCTATAACAGGTTTTTCTGCATCGTGTACTGTGTGCTCACAGACAAGTGCTACCGCCTGCTTACCGACCTTAGTAAAGTCATCCACCATTCTTTGAAGCGCAAGCTTTTGACCGACAGGCACTTCTGTACCGCCATATTTAATTTCAAAGATTATGTATTCTGAGTCTTTATACTCAATTAACCCATCGATATCAGTTGGATAGATATAACCATCTATATCAAGCCCCTGAAAATCGATTAGCTGTTTCATGCGATATGGGTTCTGTATCCTGCTCTTCGTAGTGCTCACCCCTTATCGTTGCCCGTAATCAACTCACTCATGGGTAATGTCTCAATCCATTTACAGAATGTCCGCCACTCAGGCAGCCTGTGATTTTTTCGCTGAGAATAAATTGTTTTCAGCTGTCGATAGTTTGTTGACATTCTCGCAGTGATTTGGCAACCAGCCGGGTTGTTGTATAAGATATCAAGGTATAATTCTTTTTTCTTGGCTTCAATGGCTTGCTGACATTCTACGCTCTGCGGCGTAAGCCCGGTGGTAATCGAGGCACAATAATCGTTGTACCGCTTAACCTTTTCTTTGATAATCTCGATAATCCTATCATCAACAAACTCGTTATATACCTTTTCAAAGTTAAATCTTGAAATCCTGTGCATTGTACTTTGTGAACTTACGAAATCGAGAAAGCTATAACGTTCTGCTTCGACCCACGCTTTATTTGAAAACGTTAGGTCAAACTGGACAATTACTCCCGTGAGCCATTGGTCATGCCCTTCTCCCTTTTTACTTTGCGCTAAAGCCTTAATTCCATCGGTCATCTCTGTGTTAAGTTTGCTTACATCCGTTGACATAGGGAATTTAGCTCCGCGAATACTATCTTCTAACCCGAAGACTTTCGCATTGGAAACGCATTCGCAACTTTCGACGCGGTGAACACCGCTATCAAGCAGCCCCTGAGCATAACCATTCTGATACGCGACTTCGCAAGCGTCTCTTGGATTCATATATTAGCTCCTTTGCATATTTTTTAATTATCTTGATACGGCGGGTTAACTTTCGTATGGGCTTTCTAAAGAATAGCTCCATACGGTAAAATCGCCGTCATATCGGTTCCTAAAATAGTTGTGACCGCTGTGTCCTTCAAACCAGAGATAAGACTCCGGCAAGACTCTGCCAACATTAGTTTCACCGTTTTTCTCACTATTCCAACGTTCAAGAACATCATAAGCAAGGTTCAGGAGCGTTTCATCAACTGGTGTGTTTTCAGAAAACGCAAACTGATGCGGTGACGAAACAACATCGTGGATGGATGCATTATTGTTATCAACTCTATTTAGAATTGTCCACGCTACACACGCCTGCTCGGTAACGCTCGGGACACCTCGGCATTCCCTGTATAAAACTTTTGCTATGTCAACTGCGTCGTTGTCTGTATAGTAAATAACGATGTGCTTACCGCTCTCCGAGTTAGTTGTGGTGGCGTTCGCATTGGTAGCGCTCGTTGTTTCTGTGGTGGGCTGGCTTTCTTCCGTCTCGGTTCCCGGCTCCGAAGAGCAATCAGAAATAATTGTTGTTTCGGAATATGTTTCAAATGTGGATGTATCCGCAGCAAGCCGCCTTTTATCTGCTAAAACTCTCGAAGCAAGTAAGACAAGAAGAATTACCACGCCCAATGCAGCAATATTATATCGAGTACTTGACTTGATAAAATCGCCTCCTTCCATTTTGATTTGTTTTATGTATTATCTGATATTGGAGAAATAACGCACTCTTCAATGAGCTTCTCCATGCATTCGCAACACAGGTCGAGTTCAAGGGTTGAACCATCATATTTCGTTCCGTAACCCAAGCTTCTCTCAATCGAGAAGTCCTCCTGAGTGTCCCAGAAATCAAATTTCTTTCCGCATTTATTGCAAATGATTTCTTTAGCCATTAACCGTCCTCCTTTCTATACGAATATAAAAGCGTAGTTTTATAAACACTTTTATGTGATTTTGAAACTACTAAGGAAATCGTTTAATGAGCTTTCATCTTCGGTGTCACTTGCAAACCAACCATACGGCACCACGGTTGCGTCGAGATTCTTTAATATCTCATCGGATACACACAAGCCATCGTAAAGCAGAGAATTAAATTTAACGTCGCTGTCGTATACATTGGTTGTAATGTAGCTGCCATTTTCAAAAAGAATCTTTGATGTAAAATCAATTGGGTTGTTGCAAATCCTCGCTCCGCGAAGTGCATCTGAACGTAGCCGCCTTCTATCTGCTAAAACTCTCGAAGTCAGTTGCATCATTTCATCTGCAAACTCTTTTTGGCGTCTATAATCCGGAATGAAAATTCCGGCTACATAATTCGGTTTACTGTGGCATTGCTTGAAAACCTCAGCAAGCGAATCATATGTTAGTTTGTCCATCGCTAACTCCTTTTAATAGACTTTGTCATAACCGGTAAGTCTGAAATACTGCCCGTTTCGCTCAAAGCTTTTACAGTAGACAATATCTCCTTTACCAATCGGTGTTTCGTCATATAGCTTATTCACCACAGTGAATCTTCCTTCTTTCCCGCTTCCTATAGATTTAGTAATGACGGAGTACCCGAATTGCTTATTGTCTTTCCGACGAACCAAGGGATACACATCAAGAATATAAAGCTTTCTGCGGTCTTCTTCCTTGCCTGAAACATATCCCACATAGCCCATAACATCAGCGAAGTTTCTTACTTTAAGTAGGTCGCTCAGGTCGTCCATATGTAATGCCATTACTGCGTCTTCTGCCTCATTCAAAATAGAGTCGATATCCAGCAATGTATAGCTCTTAGCTACTCCCCCTGACTTTGTAACACCGACAGCATATTTACTTACGATTGCTTCAAGAGGTGTACCGTCAACCTTATCCTTACTAATTTTCTTTGCCTGACCTCTCTTAAATGTCTCGTAATACAAATCCGTAATTCGCAGTAGTTCTCTCTGATTTCCAAAATCGGAGAAGAAATCTATCTTAATCAAAATATCAAGCTGTCTTGTGTTAAGCGATGTCTTTTGGTCAAGGTCTCGAAGAATATCAACAAATCTGCGATGTGATTTTTCGTGCGCAAGACCATACAATTCTTCGGCAATCCCTGAACTCATATATTTGATAGAGGAAAGCCCTTTGGCAATAATGTTTTTATCTTTATCAAAGAAGTATTCACTCTTAGATAGACCCCACTTTGGCATCGTGATTTTAATGCCGACCCGATTTGCATATGCCGTACCATTGCGAATGTCATCTTCGTTAGCGGCGTTGTTAAGAAATGAAGTGATAAACTCAATCGGGTGGTAATACCGGTAGTAAGCACACAAATAACCGAGAAGGCAATAAGCTACGGAGTGATTGTAGCCAAACTGATAACTGGCACTGTCCTCAATAATCTGAAGAAACTCTTTTGCCTCTTGCTCTGCTTCAGCCCTTGGTTTTGGAGATTTATTGCAGTACCCTTCAAGAATGGACGGCATAGCCTTGTCCAGTCTTTCCTTTTGCTTTCGTCCGATTGCTCGTCTGATGTTGTCAGCTTCACTTCCAGACAAACCGCAAATCTGCTGAAGAAACTTAATTGTATCTTCTTGGTAAATCAGATACCCGAGATTATCTCGGAGCAAATCATCAATCATTTCCGACGGGTTCTTATGTACTTGCCTTGCAAGGAGGACATCTCTATATGAAGAACCGGACGGTCTAATACAAGCTGTAACGATTGACATATCGAAAATGCTTTGAGGCACAAATTTCTTTAAGCTCTCGAAAGCAAATGCTCCTTCAAACTGGAATATGCCTGATGGGTTGCGAATCATATCTGCCCATACTTCTTTATCATTCCAGTCGATTTCGTGCGTCTTAGGATATGGTTTATTCAGATATCGACAGGTATCACGAATCACCTGCACGGTCTTTAGGATAAGGAAGTCGTATTTTGCGAGCCCTGTGAAGTCGTGAATGTTTTCCATATCCAACATTAAGCAGTTCTCGTCGTCTTTATCAAAGACACCGAAATTATCGACGAGTGTAATTGGGCTGATGACCATACCAGCCGGATGTACCGACTGCGAAATTTTCGTATCAATTAAGCCATCATAATAGTAGAATAGCTCAGGGTATTTCTTTTTCGTCTTATCTTCATTCGCCTCGAACTCGGTTTTGATACGAGCAACATTGGATAATGACCAAGGGTTATCCCCATTTGGTCTGCCGGGGTTCGATTTCTCCCATTTGATAGCGAGACTTCGCCCGACGTCATCAATCACTCCTTTTGATTGCATTGTGCCAAAGGATGCAACTCGCGCCGTTTTGTCCTTCCCGAATCGGTCTGTAATGTGTTTGAAAATTGCGGGTCTGTCAGATTCAACGCAGTCTATATCGATGTCTCCGATTTCAACACGGTCTTCATTACAGAATCTCGAGAAAACAGTTTGCCAAGTTTCCGGATTCAAGTCGATGATATCAGTGATATACGCCACTCTGGAACCGCCGACCGAACCTCTCGCCGTACCAATTGCCATTCCCTGCTCTTTGCACCAACTAATCAGTTCAGACATCGAGAGCATAAATCCATCCATTTTAAGTTTTCGGAAAACTCGCATTTCCTCCTCGATTGCGGTACGGAACGCAGCCTCTTGACTTGCCGGAATTATACCGGTTTCGAGCTTCTCTTTGAATTTTCTTTCGACCGTTTCTGTGAACTTCTCCGAGTCCGCCTCTCTTGTACCATATAGGATGGGGTACTTAATAGATGTGTCCAACTCGATATCTTCTGTCATGTCGTAAAGCCGATTCGTGTTTTCAATCGCTTCTAAGTACTCATTCTCTGTCAGGGCTCCCTGCGTTCGGAACATTTCTACGAGTTCATCGTATGTTTTATATGTCAAATCAAAGGCGTCTTCGCCGCCGTATGACTTATGCTTTGCCGCCAAAAGAACCGCTCTGCACTCCGCTTTGTATTTGCTGGAACTATGCGTGTCTGTTCCGGCAATAAGCGGTTTCCCAAGCTGCTTTGCGAGTTTCACAAGCCTTTTATTGAACTCAATCTGTTCTGGATGATTGTGCGCCTGTACTTCGAGAAAGTCATACTTTCTCGCTAACTCCATATACCGTGGGTGGCTCTCGTCTAACTTATTAAGCGGGGAAGCCAAGCAAGCGCTTGTGGTAATAATATTCTTTGAAATACCGAGGAACTCATCGAATGATAGCCTATTGGTATAGTAAAAGTGGTCTTTGTCACACGACAAACTTACGAGTGCGTTCAGCTCACGAAGCCCTTCCATATTCCGTGCCATAAGGACGGTATGGTAATTATCACGAACTTTCTCCTTGAGCGATTCCGTCAGATATATCTCAACCGAATGGATATATCGTATTCCCGCTTGTTTGCAGGCGTTCCATTTTTCGCACCAATTTAATGGCTTTGAATGTTCGCTGAAAGATATTGCCTTAGCTCCATCTCTGACGGCAAGTTCGATGTATTCTGGATACTTAGAGCAACTATCTATCAGACTATACTCCGTGTGCATATGATATGGTATATAGCTTTTATTGCCCATTGTTTTTCACCTCCCTGCTAAACTGATATGAATAGTTGTTACGCTCTTTTCTGAATGTAACTCCCTTGATACCAGTTAAACTATTTGAGTTGCATTTCCTATTCATCTGGTTCGTGTGTGCATCCGCAAGCTGCAGATTACACCGCCTGTTGTCTTTCGGATTTCCGTTCTTGTGGTCTATAATATTGTCTGGGTTGTTTAGAAGTATTCCCGCATTCACACATACATTCCCATACAACGCTTTCGTCGGCACCTCTCTTATCGGTTGGGCGTATAGCGACTAATCTTCCGAACTTATTATTAGTTAAGTCAATAAATCTTGCCATAAACACGCTCCTACCTATATCTCAAACGCTGCTCATACAGTATCTGGAAAACCTCTTGCCCTTTATCTACAGGCGCGTCTTTTTCGTCAAGCAAATCTTCTTTATCCCAGAGATAAAAGGTGTTTACATACTGCTTTAACTTGCTGATATTATGGTCATCTCTTACCCTAACATCTTTATCAAGAGCAAATACAACTCTGACACCAAGTCGCACAAGTATTTTTAACTGCTGCGGATTGAGGTGAGAGGTCAGAAGAGCTCCTGTATTGTGAATACCCCAAGTATTCGCTAAGAGCACGGATTTGCAGCCTTCAAAAAGGATAACTTCGTGTGCAGAAAGAATGGCATCCATGTTTTCAAAAAGACCATAGATTACATCCATCTCTCCCCAGCCCGAAAAGTAGGTATATTTCCGCAATTTCTTTTCTTTCCATTCCGGGTCAAGCGTTCTTCCACCGATGTTTACAATCCTTCCGGAGATATTTCGTATAGGGTAAACAAGTCTATCTGAGAAGCTATCATAATACACTTGATATTTATCCAAAGATTCTTTTGAGATGCCTTCGCTCTCCCATACAGCGAGCTTATCTTCGCGCTTTTCATACTTCTCCATACAGTTATCGGGGTAAATTGTTCCCCCGCTGGTTTTCTTACGTGTCTTTTGCGGTTTGAAACGTTTGCAAATCAATGTTGCCGCCATCTTCTTCCTTGGAACAACAGTTTCGCCGTCGTAACCAGCAAACTTTTTGAGAATGCTTACCGCTTCGGCGTTTGTGCAATGATTGTAAAACCTCACAAATGTGAAAACATTGCCACCAATACCACTTGAAAAATCATAGAAACTGTTTGTTTCTCTCCTAACGGAGAATGATGGTGTTTTTTCATCCTTAAATGGACTTAACCCCCAATATTCTCCGTTTTTCTCTTCGAGGTCAACAAATTGAGATATGTAGTCCACAATATCGATTGATTCAATCAAATCTTCCAGCTCCACACCATCACCTCCGATAGCAAATTTTTTAATTAGGCTGATTTGTTAAAAAGGACTCTGTGGGATGTGCTGCTTGGCTTCCTTGTAAAGAATATGATTTCCGTCAAACAGCAAATCTATGTATTCTCCGGGCGCCATCTGCATACCGTTTCGATTTAGAATTACGCGCAACTTTTTATTTCCGCATTCTGCGCCGTCCGCTTCTACTTCCTCCGGAGACTTATCCTGTATAAGGGCAATTGTGCTGGCGTTGCGTCCGATTTTGGCTGAATCCGCTACCCTTCCATTTATAGTTGCCTGTGCAGCTCCGATTCCGCAAATTCCCATCTCGCCACAAATCTGATTCTTTACCATATCAACAAACCTGCCGAGTTCCTGATAGGAATCAAAAGCGTCACCGTCGCCCGACCCTTTGAAATAATCAACAATCAACACATCAAGTCCCTGTGTATGTTTAACCTTCTTTACCGCAGTATAAATGCTTTGCTGGTCAAACATAGGAATGTAGATATGCGTGAATTTTCTTGTTTTCATCCACTCTCTCGCCTTGTCAATCTTGTTTGCTTCTTCCTCGGTATAATTTCCGGATGTAAGTCGCTTATATTCTACACCTGAAAGATGAGCGAGAACTCTCGCAGTAAACAGTCGCGTGTTGAGCTCGCTATCCAAGTATAAAACGGCGAGGTCTTTCTTTAATAAATCGATAGCGCAATTCAGAAGCATCATTGATTTCCCCTGCTTTGCCTCTGCTGCAAAAATGAACAGTTCACCGGGTTCAATTGTTGCATACTCATTAAGAGCTGCAAACTTAAACGGAATACCGGCAAACCCGTTTCCTTGTCGCGTCTTGATTTCTTCCCAACAGTCATCAATGACATCCTTGTATGGAGGAACTTCATTAGCCGTTGAGAATTCCGTCATAACATCGTCTATGACTGCATAAATTTTCTGTTCTACATTTTCTTCGGAACGGTCATAGCATAGTGCCTGACATTCTTTGAGACGTTGGAATGTATCTCTGCGAAATGCCGCATCCATAACATTCGAGACAAGCATTTTATATTCTTCTACTGAACTTCTCGCGAGAACATCACTCATCTCTACGAGCTCCTGCAGTTTATCCACAGAAAGTTCATCGGCATATTTCCTTGTAGCTTCCGAGGAATTCAGGTCTTCGATGATATTGTACGGGTCAATCGTTGTGATACCCTTTCTGGCGAGGTCACAAATCGCCGTGTATATACACCGATTCTCCTTGTTTGTGAAATGGTTCGGAAGTAAGTATTCGGAATAGAATGAAAGCTCTGGATTATGAATCAGCGAAGCAATAATGCCGGATTCACTTTCAATACTGTTTATATCTTCTGCTCTCATCATACCTTAAGCCTCCTTTCCTTCCGTGCTTGTTGGTCATAACAGCAATCACCGCTTACACCGCAAATATAGTAGCACGAGAAAAATTCTCTATTGGGATAGAACTCATCCGTATTTTTGATATCCTCAACCATGTTCTTAGCCCAATCTATAGCCGAATGATATGCCTCTTCATTAAAAGGCTCTTCGATAAATGTTCCTGTTCTAAAGCAGTTAAAGCACAGCGCTTCTGGGAACACCCCATATTCTTGTTTAATCGCCGCAGAGTATATGTATAGCTGTCTAAGCATTGAATCAAGCTCTCTGTCTTTGACTGTTGGCTTTGCCCTTTTACTTTTGGGTTGCAGATTCCGTGACTTATTATCAACGATGTAGTATTTCCCGTCTTTTAAGCCAAGATAATCAATATACCCGATAAACGGGATACCGTCTATGTCGAACCGGACTCTTTTCTCAACATCAACCATCTCAAAATTGAATGGTTTGAAACTTCTCAGATATTCTGCCCCGCATTTGATGTAGTTTTTTGTTATACTTTCAGAGGGTCTCACGCCTTGTACTTCCTTAGAAAAATCCGTAAGATACTTTGTAAGCATATCCTCTTTTGTAAGTTGCCCTCTGTAGTACATTTCAATCAGCTTGTGCATAAAAGACCCAAACGAAGCATAAAACTTAGGTTCTTCCGAACACTTGCTAATATACTTCAAAAACCATCGATATGGGCAGTCTTCAAACGATTCAATTCGGCTATAGCTCCAAACCATTTCTTCGATGAGTGGTCTATAGCTTACTTCTCCCATACAGCACCCCTAAAATGGCAGGCGGTCGTCGTCAATCTCACCGTCGTCAACCGGTTTCTTCGGCTCAGGAGATTCAGTATTTCTCGACGTTCCATCAATCTCATTCTGCGTTTCAAAACTGAAAATCTTGTAGTTTGTATAGGTGATGTTCTTCTCTTTGACATACTTGTTAGTAACATCCACATCTCCGAGACGAATACGGTCTTTTTCTTTAAGACCAGCAGCCTTCTTTGCCGCTGCAGTACCAACGAAACTTACAAAACCACTGAAGTCGGTATCGTATTCACCGGTCTGCTTGTTCTTACGGCTGATAGAAATCCTTGCCTTAGTAAGCGTATCCGATGTGGACTCTACTGACCAAATTGTTGCAAATGCCTCTTTACGAAAACCCATAATCAACCCTCCACTTTGTATTTTGCCTTGAAATCAGCAAGCAGCTTAGACGCAAGCATCGGCTCTTTGATAGCAAGGTAATTAGCGTTCTTAGCGTATTTGGAAATAAACTTTTTAACCTCATCGACCTTATCGGAGTTGTCCGCAAGAAACTGTTTTACAAGCATATCAAAACCATTGATGATTTCTTCGGCGATAGCCTTTTCCTCAGACTCTTCTGCGGCTTTCTGTTTGCTGCGATATGTATCAACATCTGAATCCGACTGCGCAATCTGAAAATAATTGCAGAGAAAATATCTCGTACAATAGGTCAGTCCGGAACCAAATGCTTGCGAGGGGTCTGTCTGTGAACCAGTTACAAACCACGGAACCTCAATAAATTCCTCTGGGTTCTCATCGTTTACCCATTTGAAAACCATTTCTGCCTTTACCAACATCTCTGTCGCGGTACTATCATAAGCCTTACCGGTCTTATCAAACTTCGTGTTTGTAACCACATTCTGAGAAACCTCTGCCGTTCCCGGTACAACCGACGGGATTAACGACACGCCATACTTCTTCATTCCGGCTGTAATATTCGCCAGAATGGTCGTAATATCCGCATATGTGTAGTTGTAGCCACGCTTTTCTTTGGATACCACATCAGAAATTGCTCGAATTTTCGCAAGTTTCTGAACCAGATTTAACTGTCCTGCCATTAGTTTACCTTTCCCTCCTTGATATAGGTCGCTGACTCGTCAGCTACATGAAGTAACCATGCAAACGGGAATTGCTCGTATGCGTTTCCGACACTTGTGTTACCATCCCAGCAACTCATATGAGCATTGATTGCCACAGCTTCTTCTGGAGTAAGCTTAATAAAGTGCTGGACGAGAAAAATCGACTTGCTGCCATGTCCGCCATAGCAAAACTTCTCCTTAATCGTGTATGCGTCATAGCTTTCCCATTGACCGTTTTCATTTTTTCGATTTCTTTTCTCCGTAGCATACATATTCACCTTACAGAGGTCGTGAAACAGAGCTGCGACGACTACACTATCTTCGGAAACCTTGATTTCCGGATACACACTCAAAAGTCGTTTTAACTCATCATAAACATTCAGCGAGTGTTCTAATAACCCGCCGGGATACGCGCCATGAAATCTGCTGCTTGCAGGGCAAGTGTAGAAGTCATTATCATCAAGCCACTTCATTAACTCTGCCATACCCTCTCGGTTAACTGTACTGCACAAAGAAATAAACCGTTCTTTGTTATCCATCCGAATTCTCCTTTCACTAAAGATTTTTAGGCTTTCGCCTTGGCTGAGATGGTCAGATTTGAACTAACGAATGCAGGAGTCAAAGTCCTGTGCCTTACCGCTTGGCTACACCTCAATATTGCAGTTTTTCTAATTAGGTTGATATATGTAAAGAGAAACCCGTAACACGGGTGTTCTCATTTTTGAAACTAAATCTTAAATGCAAGTTTCCATCTTTGATAGTCGCTCATATAGTCTTTTGCAAGCTGTCTTTTTTTCGCTTCCTCAGTATTTCTGCCGCTGTCGAGTTTATAAACCCTACCATCCATATGAGCTGAAGCAACCGCCCTGAAATTCGGCGTCTCTCCAACAGCCTCTCGCTCGTAAGCTCGATAAAAAATCCCTGAAAGCCATGCCCTGTAGTAACTTAAGCGAATTCCAGTCTGCTCTTCCTTCGATTTTGCCTTTCTGGATAGCTCAACACGAAGATATTTTACAGACGCCGTTGAACGAATACCTCGGACAACGGTATCTCCTTCTGCCCTATCTTTCCAAACAGTCTTGTTATAGTTGGGATGGTTATAAACAAACTGCGTTAATTCTACGCAATTTTCAAAAGCCTGTATTGCTTCCCGATATATCGGCACTTCCGTCCCGTTGTAATGAACAACCATATTTGAGAAATCGATATCTTTGCATTTAATCTTGATGATATCCTCTTCTGCTACACCGCCATACGCAAGCCAATAATAGCAACGATAAATGTTATCAGTTGTATGCATGGATTCATTGTCGTATAATTGGTCAAGATATTTTTGAAGATGTAGTGGACTCGCTACCATTTGCCGCCTGATTTTGTCAAGCCCAGCAGAATTGACTTGAAGCATTCCGTCACAAGCATTCGGAACATTTGCAACGGTCATACACCACTTCACGTAATCTTTTAGGATAATAATTCGACTCCACTTGCTTTTCAGACGAAACCCTGTGATATTTTCAATTACCGGCTGCAGTTCCTCTGCGCTTCTGGTACACATATCTGCGCCCCACTGGACTTCATATGGTTCAATGGCGTTAAAAATTGTTTCGCACAACTTTGCAGTCGAAATACTTTTTGTATATCCATGAACAAATCGTGCTTTTAATTCTTCGTTATACATAGCCTTAACCTCCTTCTATGTATTAGGCTATCGCATTTAATGCTAACGCCTTCTGCCAAACTGCAAGGAGTATATCTGGGTCGATATAAGACAACGCTGATGAAGCCAATAAATTAGCAATCGCAATTTTGCTCATGTATTCTTTCGGTAAAGTCGTAAGGTAGTTTCCGATTCTCTCCTTTGACATACATTCAGGATTTTCGCAAAGAACCATACTGTCTTTTACAAGCCCAGTGTCTCTTGACGGAATAAATACATGGGTTGGTTGGTTTGATTTTTTAATTGCACTCGTTAAGGGTAATGCTATTATATTAGGGCTATACCGATTTCCCAGATTGTTTTGAAATACCAATCCGGGTCTCCAGCCTTTTTGTTCATTTCCGCTTCCTCCGAAGTGCATTAAGTAAATATCCCCGATTTGGGGCTGTCTGCCGCTGATAGTAGGGAGACTCAAGGTGCCACATCCTTTCGCCATAGTTCATCTTACGGCAACAGTATAGCACAAAAAATCTTCTTTGTCAAGATAATTATAAAATTTACTTCAAAAATTATTCAGCGGGCTATGATGGTATAAAAATCATCGCTTTTGACTATTGGATTACCGCAAACGATAGTATATACCATACCGAGAATCGAAGATTCCTCGATTTTTATGTATTTTACTCTTTCAAAACTCATATAATTACTGCCGAGACTCAACCTAATTATATTTGGATTATAACTGACACTAATAGAGTTAAATTCAAATTCCATACGCATCGTGTTATCAATTTTATCCCAAGCTTGATTATCCGTAGATAAAATGAATCTTGTGTATGATTGTGCGGAACAGCACTTGCTGAACTCGCTAAGAGATATTTTCTGCATTTGTAGATACTCCTCCATTGATTTTTTCAAATCTTTGTGGTATACTACAATAGGATAGGTGGTTTGTGGTTATTCAACCTATCCGGGTTGTAGATAACACTACGACTCTGTTGTGGTTGCATCACATTGTTTGGTCGCTTTGTGGTGCGTTCCGGCACCCCATCTTCGAATGGGGTGTTTTCTTTTTACCGCTGTGTACTTTGGCGATAACACTTGACAAAAACTTTTGTTCGTGTTATCATGTCTATGCTAAACTTTTGTTTCGGTCTTAATAATACCACGAAACTTTCCGGGTGTCAACCACCCATTAAAAGAAAATCGTCTCTGGAGGATAAATCATGGAACTCAGCAGTAGAATTCGTTCATTGCGATTTGAAAAAAATCTTACTCAAAAATATGTAAGCCAAAGGCTTGGTGTGTCCGAAGTAAGTGTAAGATGTTGGGAAAGCGGTACTAAAGCCCCTTCCATGAAAGCTATTATTGCTCTGGCTTCGTTATTTGGTGTTTCGACAGACTACCTTCTCGGCATAAGTGGCGAGCCTAAAAAGGAGCCGATTTTGCTTAACAAGCAAGAATCCATACTGTTGTCTAATTATAGAATGCTTGACCGTCATGGTCGTAAGGCTGTAGAAACCCTCTGCCTCTTGGAAAAATCCCGTGTTGAATCCGAAACTAAAGTTTCCAATATCACCGAGCCGATTGTCTCACTTGAAAAGGGAAAATCCCCGAGCAGATATATCCCGAGATACTCAACGCCGTCAGCTGCTGGTTATTCCGTGCCTTTGGACGGTGATGATTTTGAAATGATTCTCGTGGACGATACAGTCCCTGCCGACGCAGACTTTGCTGTCGGAATTCAAGGCAACAGTATGTCACCCTATATTCACGATGGCGACACTGTCTACGTCAAAAAGGACTGCGACTTATCTGTCGGAGATGTTGGTATTTTTTGTGTTGATGGTGCAATATATTGCAAGCAATACTATGTTGATGATAAGAGGAATCTGACTCTTGTTTCTGCAAACCCGAGGCTAAAAAACACGAATGTTTTCGTTAGCGCTGATAGCGTATCGGAAGTCCGCTGCTATGGCAGAGTGCTACTGGGGTACAAAGTGGATTTGCCGGATTATTTATTTGATTAAATGCTTTTAATAGCAAGAACGGCGATAACAAAGGCAAAAATCAAAATAAGAATTCCTGCAAAAATCCCACAGGCGTTAGACAGACTTGCTTCTTTTTCTTTCTGTTCCTGCGTCGGTTCAAACTTACTGCTGTAGGTTACATAAGAAGATACGTCCCAGAAGAAATCTCCGCCGTCATAGTCAGAGATGGCGTTAGCCGAAAGAGGTTTGCTGTCAAAACCCCCAGCGCTCTTAAACATTAAAGTTGCATCAGGAACAAAATCTTTAATTTTAGAGCCCATCCAACGAACAAATTTTACTTCCTGCTTCCATCGCGCCTTGTCTTTGCTGTCGTGAGGCTGAGGCGCAACAACTCGAATCCCAAATTGCGAAGCATCGGCGGAAAGTAATTTTCCTTTCTTTGCAAGCAAATATCTAAGCACAGCCGAACGAGGAGTAGGATAACCCAATGTTTCTGGGATGTCATCACCAAGCTCTTCTTGCATTTCCTGAATCGCAGCCTGTTTGAATTCTATATCGCTATTCAGACGCTCTGTTAATTCGTCCTCGAGATTTCTGTCAACTACAGATGCTTCCCAAGCTTGTACGCCGGAGTCGTAAGCATCTTTTATGACAGCTTGTTTCTTATCGAATTCTTTCAGTTGCTTCTTCTCTGAATGAAGTTTAGCTCCCAAAAAAGAGCCTCCAAACAGAGCAATAAAAAACTCAAACATAATAACCTCCCCCTATTCTGCCGCTGCCTCTACGCTATTCTTCGCTTCCTCTATCTGTTCAATAGCCTCTTCAAGTCTATCGACGGCAGTCTCTCTTTTTTGATACTGGTCGCTTTCCATCAAATTTTCCGGTGTGTTATCAAGACTGTCCTGTTCTTCATCAAGAACCCGATTGACGAGCTCTGACGCATTTTCGAGTAAATTCAAAGCACGTTTAAGAACATCGCGTCGTTTATTGTTCATTGGATTCCTCCAATCAAACAGCTCTTTCCCAAATACTCGGGAACACAAATTCGACGACTAAATTCCCTGACTCTGATACCGAAAATCCAAAAGACAACGCTCTCTGTGCAAGGTCGTAGTACTTATGCTTTTGAGATTCCAGCGTCATATCCTGACACTCTAATCTGATAGTGATAGTCATCTTAACATCATCTACATCAACCTCGAACGATTCTCCGCCGAACTCATCTGACAAAGAATCAATAACCCCACAATACTGAGCTAAAATTCTTTTGCTTTCTTTATTTTCTTTCCAAATCGGTGCGAACTGAGATGTTGCCTCATCTACGACCATTGAAACCGTGTCAAAACATTTTACAAAACTACCCATAGCATTATCCTCCTTTATTCAATCGGTGTCGTAAGCCCATGAAACGTGAAATTCATCTGGACGGTTCCGTTTGTTTTAGGATACACCTCGAAATTATTCGATAATTCGACCGCTTTCATAAACCATTCCGGTTTGCGAAAAACAAGTTTCTTCCCAACCACACTCACATACCCCATGCTGTTATACGGAGTATGAAGCTTGCAGTCAACCTTTACGCCTTTTTGCCCTTTTGCCAGATATTTCATGACTTTATATACATACAACACTTGCTGCATTTTATATACATTCACAACCGAAGTCCTGCTATTATCGTCAGAAGCCACATCGCCAACGGATGTGACGATAGAGTCGAGCATCTGTTCAACCTCTTCATCGGTCATAAATTCTGTATCAAAACCGTAATCTTCGTTTTTACTCATGCTTCACATACACCCTTCTTGACATTTTATTATATCATATTTTTACGAAATTTTCAAGATGATTAGTGGCTCATCCGCGCCTTTACATCAAACTTTTCCTCAAGTTCTATAGGAGAACGAGCTTTTCCAAGCCTTTTCGCTTCTCCTGACGAAAGAACCTTATATAAGTAGTAGAAATCTCGTGACGGTTTGCTTGTCAATATGCAAACCGTTTCTTTTTGTGAATTGAAGTACGATACCCATACCATTTCGCCTTTTGGATACTTAATTTCCATTTTGTAAGCCTTTCCGCAGGAAAACTACTACCTCTGCTATGGTTTCTGCAGCGTTATCAATTTCAGAGATGCTGTTAAAATCTGAAAACGAGATTCGTACAGAGTCTCTCGCCTCATCCGGTTCTAATCCCATTGCTCTTAGGACATGACTTGGTTCTGATTCGTGGCTCCTGCAAGCAGAACCGGATGAAATGCAGATTCCCTTTGAATCCAACATAAGAACCAATGTCTCACCGTCAACATCGTCAAACCGGATATTCAGTGTCTTCCCGGCATTTGACAAATGCCCGTTGACTTTTAGAATATCTCGCATTTGATTATTCCGGAGTGTATCGGAAACCTTTTGGAAGAATCGTTTTTTATAGTATGTAACGGTGCTTAAGGTCTCCGCTTGCCGCGTGGCAGCAATCTCCGCAGCCACGCCAAAACCGACTATTCCTGCAACATTTTCTGTCCCTCCGCGCAACCCATATTCTTGTTCGGTGCCTCCATAGATAATCGGAGACAGGATATTCTTGTCTTTGACAAACAAGGCGCCCACGCCCTTGCAACCATGAATTTTGTGAGACGAGATTGAGGCGAAATCACACTTCATTTCTCGCACATCGATTTTATGGCATCCAGCAGCTTGAACGCAGTCGGTATGAAAAAGCACGCCATGTTCTTTGCAAAGGCGTCCGATTTCTCTTACATTATTGATTGCGCCCGTTTCATTGTTCACATACATCACAGAAACCAGCCCGACATCTGAGGAAACAAGCATTTCTTCAAGGTCGTCAAGCACGACTTCGCCATACGGGTCAACACGTAAAAAACGAATATCAAAGTCGTCTTTTATATTCATTTCCGTGTTGCGACACAACGGAATACGAAGAGCATTTGCTGCCTTCAGAACTGAGTCATGTTCGGTAGCAGAAACCACCACCGTTTTCTTCCCGATTCTTGACAGATAATCCCGTAGTCCATGAAACACCAAGCTGTTTGACTCACTTCCGCCGGAGGTGAAAATAATCTGTTCCGGCTTTGCACCCATCAGACCGGCAACCTGCGCTCGTGCTTTTTCTATAGCGAGAGCAGAATCTCGTCCAAGTTTGTATAAAGACCCTGCGTTCCCGTAGCTGTCCGTTAAGTATGGCAACATCGCTGCCACCACAGCAGAAGTAATCTGAGTTGTTGCAGCATTATCAAGATAAATCACAGTATTCTAACCCCCTTATAGGATGTAGCACTATAGTGCCTCATCAATTGCACTGTATCTGATTGCCTCTCAACCAAATACAATGCTTCTGGTTTTTCAACATCAATACAAAAAGTAATCCTTTTCAATTTCAAGCGTAGGAATACTATCGGCGTCAAACCGAATCCAAATACTGATTCCAGACACCGGATACGAATTGTCAAGGACTTTTTTATCAAATTCAAAAATAAGTTACATTTTCCGCACCTCCTCACGGAGCAGACGCTTGATTTTGTCCTCCAGCGTCTCCTTTGCCGTCTCGCTGAAATGAACCTTGACAACATAGGTGGTCTTGTCGATGGTCTTGCGGACGCAGGGCGGCGTGTCGGTTTCGGGAATGGGCTGTTGAATGGGCGTGTTGTTCATCAAGTACCTCCTTGTAAACAGATGAATGATGCCTGAAAATCAAGTGGTCAATTTGGACACTTGATTTTTGTGCGGTTAACAAATGCTGCACGGCGTGACCAACGGCTCATTTTGAACCGTTGATTTTACAGGGCTTGCGTGTCGGGCTGTGGCAAGTAATCATTTTGGTCACTTAGCAGATTTTGCTTGTAACCAAAATAGTCATAATAGCGTGGTCTGGGTCATTTTGACCCACTGATTTCCGGCGACATGAGGGAAGAAGGCAAGGCGGCAACTTTAAGGTATCTATAAAAATCTTGCCGCCTTTGCCTTCTTTGCCGTGTTCCCTTGTCAGTTGCGGAGATAGCAGACCCAGCCTGCGCTGTTCTTCGCGGTTACGAGCCTGTCCCCGATGCGGCTTTTCGCTGTCCGCAGAGTGCGGGAGGATATGCCACGGTCGTTGACCGCTTTTTCAAGTTCTGCGCTGGGCATTCTCTTTCCGTCTGCCAGCAGCTCCAGTATCAGCGTCTCCGCCTGTGCGGTCTTGCTTTCCGCCTTTGTTGTGTCCGTCCCTGCAAGCAGCTCGTCGGCGGTCACGTCGTATGCGCCTATCCATTCAAAGCCCTTCTCGTCTCCCAGAGAAAAGGCAAGGGACTGTCCGGGCGGCGCAAGGGAGCTTTTCTCGTGGACAAGCACCCTCGTTGTGGGATTGTCTTTCACTCTGCCGATAAAGAGCAGACTGCGGACTGCCGCCGTGATGTCGATGGAACCCAGGCCCCGGTATGCGCTCTGTACGCCTGCGGCTTTGTTGAGGTGTCCTATCAGCACGATTGCGCACCCGGCAGACTGCGCAATATCCCCCAGACTGCGGAGGATGGGGCGGACTTCATTCGCCCGGTTCATATCCACATCTGCGCCCAGAAACGCCTGCACCGGGTCGATGATAACCAGCCTTGCATTATTCTCCCGGATTGCCCTTGCAAGCCGCTCGTCCGTCAAGGTAAGCGACGTGTCCCTGTCGTCGATGACAAGCACCCGTTCAAGGTCTGCTTCCGCTTCCATCAGCCGGGGCTTGACGGTATCGCCCAGACCGTCCTCTGCGGTCTGATAGATGATATTGAACGGCTCAAGCTGTTCCATGTTAGGCAACGGCTTTCGGTTGGTGCAGGCTGCCGCCAGCCGCATGGCGAAGTAGGTCTTGCCCTCGCCGGGGTTGCCCTGTATGATGGTCAGCTTGCCGAACGGGATATACGGGAACCACAGCCAGTCAACCGCCGTCAGCTCTATATCCGCCATACGGAGCATTGGGACAGGCTGCACGGTAGGCGGCTCTTTCATCGTGATTGTTTCTGCAATAAAGCGGCGGCTCGGAATCTCCCCCTGCTGCCGGAGAACGTCGTTCCAGTCCTTCCTTGCCGGAACAAGGCGCACGACGGCAATTTCTGCGGGAATGCCCTGCGCCAGTTTGGAACAGGCTTCGTTCCCGGCTTCGTCGCTGTCAAGGCAGAGGAACACCTTTTTAATATCCCTGCGTTCAGAGAGAAAGCGGTCAAGGGCTTTACCCGAAACGCCGCCCAGAGAAAGATAGCTTCGGCTCTGCCAGTCCTGCGGATAAAGGCAGAGGAAGGATAAGAGGTCTATCGGCGCTTCAAAGACAAAGAGCTGACTGCCGCTTCCCTCATAGCGGAAAGGATAGCTCTTGTCCGAACCGGCGGCATCCTGCCTGAAATTGTCCTGCGTCCCTCTGATGTGGGCGTATCTCGGAGTGCCGCTTCCGTCCCTGCCCACAAACACAACGTTTTGCCGCTTTGCGTCCTCGTAAATATCCCCGGAAAGAAGAAACGCCTCAACAAGCGTTCTGTTGAGACGTCGGCTTTCGCAGAGATATTGAATTGCATGGTCGGCGGTTCTGTTGTGCAGGGGCAAGTGAAACTCTGTGGACGGAGCTGCGCTGACTTCACTCTTTCCCTCGCCGTTTTCTCCCGTCAGCAGTTGGACGGCTTCAGGGAAGGACTTGCCGTAGAACTCCATGATGAAGTCGATGGGATAGCCGCCCTTGCTCCGGCTGTGGCGAAACCACTTGTTCCCCCGGACGGTCAAACTGTCGTGTTCCTTCCAGCGGTATTCTCTGCCGCTCTTGATGAGCGTTTCTCCCTGCGCTTGCAGGAAGGAAGCAAGGTCGGCTTGATTCGCCCGGTCTATCTGCGCCTGTGTGTAGGTCATGGCTCACACCTCATTTCAGATTGGGGCAGTTTTTGCAAACGCCGTGTTCTCTCTCGTAGAGCGTGTAGGGGCAGTCCGCACATTCCGGCGGGTACTTCCTCGTCACAACGGGCAGAAAGCCCAGCTCCTGCAACTGCTCGATCTGGCGGTCGGAAAGGCTTGCTTCAAATGCAAGGCATTTCCGGGCGTGTTCGTCCAGCTCGATAAGCTCTGAAAGCGGTCTGCCGTTCTTCAACGGCTCGCCGCTCAAAAGGCGTTTTGCCATTCTGCGGATGGGGTTGTATTCGTTCTTCCAGTCGTATTTTTTCATCGGGATATATCCTCCTTTTTCTGTCGTGTTTGGGGTCGATTTTGGAGCATTTTTTCCTCTGTGTGCTCGTTAGATCGGGCGGCAGTATCAATATTCGTCTTGACGTTCCAAAGCCGCTGTAGGTCGTCCCTGACGGCTTTGAACTCGCCGTAGACAGCCTTGTGTTCTTCTTCCAGTCGGTCAAACTCTGCGGTCAGCTTTCCCATATCCACTGCGCCGTCCGGGAACTCTGCGGACAGCTTGCGGCGCACGGCGTAAAACTGCCTGAGTTCCGCTTCATGCTCCGCCTTGTATTTGGCTCTCGGCTTGTCGTACTTGATTTTCTGCAAGCCGACAAAGACGGGCTTCAACCTCTGGAACGTGTCGGAGCAGTCGTAGAGACGGCGGATCTCCTTCATTCGGGCGGTCTGCCCATCCAGCTTGTTTTTCAAGCTCTCAACCTTTTCCCTGTGACCGGAGATACGGGCTTCAAGGTCGTCAAGGGTGTAAATCTCACAGGCTTGCAGATAGCTGACCGTCTCGGAAAACTCCTTGAGGTTGGCAACTTTTCCTCTTTGCGAATACGCTCCTGCGTTCCTCCGGGCGTAGTAGGCGTTCAGCAGGGAAACAAGGTCGGGGGACTTGGGCTTAGATAGCTCGGCTTTCGCTTCCTTTATCCAGTCGAACAGCAGGGAGATTTTCTTCCTGACCTCCCGGATAAGGGCGTTGGTGGCTTTTATCCAGCGGTTGAACTCGCCCTTTTCGGTGCGGATTCCCTTCTTCTCCATCGCCCGGACGGTCGCGCCTTCGTGGACGGTGGGAAGCAACTCCACGCCCTGCCGTTCATAGCTGCGGTGGTCGATGCGGACTGCAAGCCCTTTCTCCGCAAACTTCCTGTTGCACATTTCAGCCCACGCCTGCCGCCATTTCTCCAGCATCTCCGGCTTGCCCCAGTCGGTGGTGGGGACGGCGTTGAAGATGAAGTTTCCGTCTGCGTCCCGGATACGGTTGCCGCCCTCGTCCAGCTCGTAAACCCTGCGCTGCTTGAAGCCCCATTTGCCGTTTTGCTCGATGGGTCGGACAGGGCAAAGCACATGAAAATGCGGGTTGGGGATGTCGCCGTCCTCCTTATCCGGCTGGTGTACGGCGAAGTCTGCAACCATGCCACGGCTCACGAAGTTCTCCAACAAAAATTGCCTTGCAAGGTTGATGTTTTCTTCAAGGGAAAACTCATTCTGCAAGGCAATGTCAAAGCTGTATGCAAGCTGGGCGTTCTTCCCACGCTCGGCTTTTTCAACGGCGTTCCATAGGGTCTGGCGGTCTGCATATTCGGGCGGCGCATGGGACGGGAGCAGGATTTCCGAACAGATCACGCCGCCCTTGCGGGTGTAATCGCTGACCTCGCCATAATATTCGCTGTACAATTTCTCTCCGGCTCGGTAGGCGGCTGCTGCGATAGCGGACTGTCCTGCGCTCCGCTTAGTCTGCGTGACGCTCAGGTGGAACAGTGCCATGTTCGTTCAACTCCTTTTCTCTGTTGACCGCATTGATGTGGGTGATTGCCATGTGCCGGACAGCCCGCTGCACCTCCGGCAAAGAGAAGATGTGTTCCATAAGCTCGGTCATTTCGGTGCGGGTAAGGTCTTTGACCTCCGGGGCAAGGCTCTCCACCGTGCCGCCCAGATTGCAAAGGCGGTGGGTGCGCTTGGAGCGTTCGCCCTTCTCATAATACCTCTTGCGGTTTTCAAGGCGTTGGAGCTTGTGCGTCTCCTGCGCAAGTTCCTTTTCCGTGCGCTCCTTTTCGGCTTGGAGCTGTTCAAGGGTCTGCTGTTTTGCCATTGTGATTGACCTCCTTTTTTGGTTTTGGGAATAAAAAAAGACCGCTGACTTTGTGCGCATACGGCGCAGGTCAACGGTCTGATTTTTCGGTATTCGGTTTTACTGTGACATATTGTTGTTCTTTAGAATAGAGTTGGCAACTCCTTCTGCCGCAGCTGTTACAAACGCTGTGGAAATCGTCTTAATTGTTTCAATAATAAGAGGAAGCCCTTTTTGTGTTATGGTGTCCTTAACTTTCTTCCATTGAGAGTTATCACGGATTTTATCAAGAAAATCATTACCCTCCCATGTCAGGCAACCTACTCCAAAGCTCCAAATTTGCCCATCTGCATATTGTGAGCCATAGTCGGAAATCAGCCCAGCTTCATGCAGTATTTTGCAATGATATGCTGTGGTTTCCATATCATAGCCATCAATCTTTAGGTCGTATATTGCAGTCGAGCGGTACTCTTCTTCGATTTTCAAAAGGATAAGCCGCACAAGCTCCATATCTCGTTTCATATTTGTTCCTTTCTTCAAACTTGCTGGCGGCGAACAGCATTTTATGCTGTTTGCGGACGGCAAGTACACAAGGGATAGACGCTTTAGCGTCGCAAGGGAGTGTAGCTCCCTTGGCGGAACGAAGTGACGAAACATTCTCGGTTAGGCAGTCTTTCTCTGCTGACCGGGAATGAAGCTCCGCAGGACGCACGATACTCCCGTTAGGAGAGTATAGAAGTGCGCCCTTTAGTTCCTAAAGGGATTTTGAAGTCAGCAACGGCTTCAACTTCTCAATCAAAATACCAGCGTTCTTCTTTTTCAATTCGCATTCCCAGATACGAATAACCGTCCATCCTCTTGTTTCAAAAAGAGCTGTCACTTCTTTGTCGTGGCGAATATTTCGTTCCCGTTTCTTGTTCCAATAGTCTTTATTGTCTGCTGGAATGGTATTCCGGCAATCATGTCCATGCCAGAAACAACCGTCAACAAAAACTGCTATTCTCTCTTTTAGAAACACAAAATCAGGGTGTCCTTTCACTGGATAATTGCGTCTCCACCCTGAAATGTCATTTGCTGAAAACACGGAAATCAGCTTGACTTCCGTGCTTCTGTTGCCGTGAGATTTCACTTTTTTCATGATTTCAGAGCGTTGCTCTCTATCAAAGACATCAGCCATTCTTTGCCTCACATAATGACGTATGATATGTTCGATAGAGCGTTACCGCTTTCTTTAGCTGGGAACGAACCGAAGTAGACAAGGCTTTATAATTATCGTCATGTTCAAGATAAAATTGATATACCTCATCATCGCTCCATTCCAGAATACCATCTGCGCGCTTAATGCGAGAAACCGTGTCACAAATAACCGCATCTGAATACGATGTGTTATTTTTAAGCCATTCCTTAAACTGTTCAACTTCAATCACTATTTTTCGCCTCCACGACAGACTTAACAATCTTTGCAACATACTGGGCAAGGTTGACCGGAACTGCATTCCCAATCATCTGTTCAACGTCGGTTTTGCTGCCGCTCCATTTGAAGTTGGCAGGGAATGTTTGAATCAAGGCTCGTTCTGGTGTAGTTAGTGCGTGCAATCCGTTCGTAACAACGCAAGCGTCGTTAGGATGTCCCGGATACCCTTTGGGAACGGGACGGTTTACTCCTCGCATTGTCGGTGCAGGTTCATCAATGGAGAAGACCGCCCTACGGCTATAGTTCCGTGGGTGTCGGTAGTAATACTCAAAGCCCAACGTATCGCCAAAATACTCTCTTAACGTCATCGGCTTGGGAGCCTGACCGGATAAAAACTCTTGCAAAGCAAAATCATCCAGCTCCCCCTGCATACCGAAGCAAATAAACCTTTTTCTTTTCTGCGGCGTTCCGCACAGGCTTGCATCAAGAATAACTTCGGTTAGTCCGTAACCAGCTTCCTTAAATATTTTCCGTGCGTCCGCATACGCTCTACTGTTTTTTGCTCTATCAACATTCTCCATGACAAAGCAGAGCGGTTTAATTGTTGCAACAATCTCCGCATAGGAATCGGTAAGCACTGCCCGTCCTGCTTCAATTCGTTTTCCAGCATGAGAAAAATCTTGACAAGGCGGTCCGCCGATAATTATATCAGGCTGGAACGGCTGAATCTGCTTTACAGATGCAGCAACATCGGACAAATCTGTTTGGAAAACAGGGTGTGTAAAATTTTCCCTATAACAGTTAACGGCGGCATCCCACCATTCAAAGGCAGCAACAATATTGAATCCCTGCTTTTGAAAACCAAGAGACAGACCTCCGCAACCCGCAAAAAGATCAACGGCGTTCATAATTAACCCCTTTCTTTCTGGGAGCATCTGTGGTATAATACCTCAGATAGGTGTAACCAATCGAACGTCCCACTGTTATTATACACCAAAACACAGGGCGGCGTCAAGTAGTTGACGCCATTTTTCCGAGAGATAGGAGAGAGAAAAAATGCCGTCTGGATTATTCGGAATTGAGCATTCTAACCGAACGGTTGATGACCATTGGGGAAAGAACTGTTTCAACTCAAGTTTCCCAACTGCCACGGCGTGTTATATGCTGGCAAATAACATTCCTGCGATTTACATTCGCTTGGACTACATAGATGGACGGTTGTGCGTGGTGGCTGACGAAATTCCTCTCTGCGAGGTATTCAAAAGCGGCGACAGACAACCGACAGATTTGCATTTCAGTTTTGAATCTGTTTTCGAGCCATATCAGAAATACTCGTTTGACGCCATTGATGGCATTGACCTTGTTGTAAAGGATACTAACGGTCGCTTTTTATCTCCGCTTGAAGTGAAACTAACGGTGTTACCTACAGATCAAACAAGCAGATTACCGGAAGAACAATGGGGCTGTGAACTGGTTATCCGTTCTGCGACAACGTCATATTGCGCATTAGGAATGTTCGATTCTGTAGCCGATCACTCCCGTCACATTCGGGAGATATTTGAGGATTCGTGTTCCTCCATTCAGATGTGGGATAACGATTATGAAATGACGCATAAAATGCCTCAGCTTTGCCAAAGCATAAATCTTTTCCAGACAGAATACTATCAGCATCAAAAGCCCTTGTTGATGCAGACGGTGTGGAAAACGCAGGGGAAGTCTCCGCAGCTTGCGGATCAGGCTTTCGACATAGTAGTATGGAGCGACTATGCTTTTTCCCGCCTTTTTGTGGACGGCTCTGATGGAGCGGCGACAACAATGAGTAGACCTATGAGAGCATCTGCTCGCCTCGCTCGTTGCTTGTGGGAACTGAGCAAATCTGGGAAAATTCGAGTGGTAGATATATACCGCCAAATGGCTTTTGGAAATCAAACGGATAAGGAGTTTGCCATTGGCGGCTCAAAATGGCGGAGATATGTTACTTCTGACCGCATTATTCGTCCAATTCTTCCGAAAACCGTTGTCCACGATATTATCGAACCAGGATATATCCAACATCTTAGTCCTGAAAGACGATTCGATCAAACACTGTATTTTACTGTCCTTAACTAATAATGAGCGACTCACAATTCTGTGAGTCGCTCTCTTTCTTTTCAAATTGTCGTAAGGGCTGTAATCGCTTTTTCATTGCCTGATGCTCGTACTATTTCTATCCGTTGATATATTCCAGAATCATCATCACGAAAAAGCGCAAGATGGACAAATGCCTCCTCGTAAGTGTGGTAGAAAAACTCCTCGACTGGCTTTCCGTCTTTGCGGATAAACCGCACAATATAACCGTTATCCATGCTGTGCCTCCTCAATCATAAATCAACTCAAACTTCACGATTTCCTCTGCCTGTGTCTTGCAGGAGTTCATCAAGCCCACCCATTTCATGGGGTCTTGGGCTTTCAGTTCCTCCGTTGCTCCTGCGCTCTTGGAAAGCTCCGGCATCATCAGGTCGATGCGGTTTCTTGCCGCTTCGTTGATTTCGGCGCAATGCTCGTAGAGTTGTTCGCTGGCGATAAGGGCGGCGTAGAGGTCAGGGCGGTAGCCCTCAAGGTACGCCTTGCGCAAATACCCATAATGCCCGATATAGGGCTGCTTCTTTGTAGGGCTGCGGCTGTTGTCGATGATTTTTCTCATGCGGTCTACTCTCCTTTCTTCGGCTCTCGTGCGGGGAGCTGGCAAACGGGAATGAACACACCCTTTGCAATGTCCTCCGCACGAATGGCGGCTTTCTTTGCGTCGATGTTGGCTTTGCGCTTGTCCTTGATTTTGTTCTCGTAGGCTTGGTGCTTGCCGCTGGCTTTGCGCCTCAAGTAGTTTTGGTGAAGCCTGTCCTTGCGTTCCTCCAGCTTGCGGCGTTCCTCAATTTCCTCCGGGGTTAGTTCCACTTCCGCAAACTTCGGCGGAACGAACCGCCCGACAAAGTTGAAGTAAATCTCAACCTCCTGCGTGGTTTCACGGCTGCCCTTGCGGTCACGCTCATGGACGAGGATTTTCTCGATAAACTCGTTGAGCATGGCAATCGTCAGATTGTCGAAGCTCTCATATTTGTCAATCAGAGAAATGAAGCGGTCTGCGTCCTTTTCGTGCTTCTCGTAGCTCCGCAACACCTTTTCCAGCGTAGAGATTTCGGTGGTCAGCTTCGATTGCTCCTTTGCATATTGAGCGTCCAACGTCTCATAGCGGCTGTCCGGCAGTTTTCCCAGCGTGTTGTCCTCGTAGATTTTACAGAGCAGGACTTCCAGCTCGGACACTCGCTGCTTGGCGGCGGCAAGCCGTGTGCGCTGCTTCCTGACCTCCGCCGTCTGCTGACTGGACTTCGCTTCCTGCACCACACGGACAAACTCGGCTCGGTCGTGTCTGGCGTACTCAGCAATGGCTTTGAGCATATCGGAAATGAGCGTCAGCACGACATCTTCATTGATTCGGTGCTGCGTGGAGCAGAGCTTTCCGACCGGGACTTTACTGTACTGCGAACAGGTATATTGAGAGATGCGCTTGCCGTTGTTGACACGGTGGACATACATCTTGCCGCCGCAATCGGCGCAGTACATCAAGCCCGTCAGGGGAGCGGCTTCGCCCCAGCCGTCCGGGTAGCGTCTGACGCTCCCCCGTATCTTCTGCACAAGGTCATAGGTCTGCTGGTCGATGATTGCTTCGTGGGTGTTCTCGAAAATCGTCCACTCGTCCTCCGGGACGTAGTGGCTTTTCTTGTCTTTGAAGTGCTTGCGGGTCTTGAAATTGCAGGTATGCCCCAGATACTCCCGCTTTTTCAGAATGTGAACGATGGTGGAGGAACCCCAGCCGCACACGTCCTTAAAGGTCTTGTTTTTGTTCACGCCCTCATCGTGCTTCGCAAAGTGAGCAGACGGAATGAGTATCTTTTCCTCTGACAGCTTCGATGCAATCTGATACGGACCGTAGCCCTCAATCGTCATGGCAAAGATGCGCTTGACAACCTCGGCGGCTTCGGGGTCAACAATCCACTTGTCCCTCGCTTCGTTCCAGAGATAGCCGTAAATGACTGTTCCTGTGACGTGCTTGCCGGACTTTCCTTTAGACTGGAATGTGGAGCGGATTTTACGGCTTGTATCTCTTGCGTAGTATTCGTTCATAATGTTGCGGAATGGCGTAAAATCGTCGTCCCCTCGTGCTGTGTCTACGCCGTCATTGATGGCAATTAAACGAACGCCGTGCTGACGCAGTATCTCCATAATCTGCCCGACCTTCAGATAGTCACGACCGAGGCGACTCATGTCCTTCAGGCACAGGTATTCCACATTCCCGGCTTCGACCTCTCGCATTAACGCCAGAAATCCGGGTCTGTCGAAACAAAGTCCGCTAATGCCGTCATCCGTGAAATGGACAGGTGAAGGAAAGCCCTGCCGTGCGGCGTAGTCCTCAAGCAGCCTTTTTTGATTCGATATGGAGTTGCTCTCCCGCTGTTGGTCGTCGTCCTTGCCGAAATCGTCACGGCTCAATCGCTCGTAAAGAGCAGTGATTTTTTCGTTTCTTCTCATAGCTTGCGCTCCTTTCTTCGGTTTAGAGGTTATGTGTTCTAAGAGACTTCCTATCTCTTTGATTAAGAAGTCTCTTAGAGCATACAACACCTTCTGCAAATCGATATCATGTGTTAATGCAAGGGCATTATTTTTCAGGATATCCGCAGCGTTTAGAATTGCTTTTTCAACTTCCTTGTTCGTGTTGATTTTGCTCATAGCGCCTCACCCTCCTGCTCTAAAGAATCGGTTAAAACATGGAGAGGCTGAGGTGTATAGTCCATCCATTCCATCATGCAGCCGACATTAACCATTCTCATTGGAATATCCTGCAGTGCCTTGAGTTCTTTTCGCAAACTCTCGCAAACATTCCACTGATGTGAGTTATGCACATGACCATATAGATGAACCGTGTTCCTAAACTGCCCGTTCCAAAACGGCATCGGGTAATGGCTCATCACAACTCTTTCTTTTCCATCCGTAATCTCAAGGTAGTCGCAAACCTTATCAAATCTCCTCGCAATTTTGGGCGAAACCCTATCGTGATTTCCCTTAATCAGAACCTTGTGTCCTGAAAGACTATCAAGGATTTCGAGTGTCTTCTCTTCTCTATACCAGCTAAAATCACCAAGCACATACACCGTATCCTCGTCAGACACTACATCATTCCATCGGTCAATGAGAGCCTCGTCCATTTCATCTGCCGTACTAAACGGGCGATTATCATATCGAATGATGTTCTGATGACCAAAATGGGTATCTGAAATGTAAAATTTCATTTCGTCACTTCCTTTTCAATTATCTCACGAGCATATTTAAGCAGCGCTCCGTATGTGTTATCAATATCACCGGCAATTACGCCTTCGAGCAAATAATTCAGAATCCTGCCGACCTGTCTGCCTTCCTCCACACCGAGAGATATAACATCTCGCCCGTTAATCTCCAAATCCTTGAGCTGGAAACATTGTTCTGATGCAATAACCTCTTTAGTAATTTCCCTCACAGATAGATACTGATTGATTCTTTCCGTCTGTGTATTATCTGCGTGGGCTGCGATATCAGCCATTTTGACATCCAAGAGCTGAGATAGTCTTTCTGCTCCAATTCTGTTGAGCCACCGCTTCACGGTTTTGGTAGTAGGCTCTATCGCGGAATCATGATATAAAACCAGTTCAAGAACCGCCTCTTTAGTTTTGTTATCGAATTTCAACCTGTCTACCACTTGTTCTGCAATATCGTGCGACGGGACGGAGTGACCATAAAAATGACCTCCGTTTTCGTCCTCGGTATAGCACAGCGGCTTTCCGATGTCATGGATAAGCAAAGCAAATTTTACCGACAAGTCATGACCTGCGTATGCCTCCATCGCTCGTACCATGTGTTCATACACATCGTACTTGTGGAATCTGTTGTTCTGAACAAATCCTATACAGGGTTCAATCTCCGGGATTATTATTGACACTACATCGGAATATTCCAAGAGAACCTCCGCTGCTCTCTGCCCGAATACAATTGTTTTGCACAGCTCACTCCGGATTCGTTCACTCGCAATGTTCTGGAGAAGCACCGCCTTATCGTGAATGGCTTTTGATGTATCGTGCTCGATTGAGAAACCATATACAGACGAAAAACGAATTGCCCGTAAAATTCGCAGCGCGTCCTCATCAAATCTGTCACCGGCGCTGCCGACACACTTTATTTTGTGCTCTGCCAAATCCGAAAGCCCGCCGTAATAGTCGATTACTCCAGCTTCATCGTTATATGCCATCGCATTGATGGTGAAATCCCGTCTGGATAAATCCATTTTCAGGTCTGTCACAAATTCAACCGTATCCGGTCTTCGATTATCGCTGTACACCCCATCCACTCTGAATGTTGTAACCTCGTAAATCCCGTCGCTTTCGACTACACTTACTGTCCCATGCTTTAGTCCAGTATCAATCGTGCGGCTATGCAGTTCTTTGATAACTTCAGGAGTTGCAGAGGTGCAAATATCCCAGTCCTTTGGAGAATAGCCGAGCAAACTATCTCTAACGCACCCTCCGACCACATACGCTTCAAAACCATGTTTTGTCAGGTTCTCAATGATTCTCTTGGCGCCGACCGGCATATTGATTTTAGAGATTGACTGATTTCTCATTTACACTCACCACAAATTCCTCGATTCGTTTCATGTTGGGCTTTTCCGGGAGACTGGTATTCTCTTTCGCATACCGAAGACGGGCTTCATAATCAGAAACCAATTCAAAGAATTCCTGTTTGTATGTTCCATCCTCATTCTGAAACGCACCATTTCTGATGCTCAGCAAAAAGTCTCTATCATTTTCACGATAGGTACAGATTTCTTGTTTCTCGAGAATATCTAAGCACATGAGGTACAACCTGATAAGATGCATAGCGTGTTTATTAAGGTGTGCATCGTCTTTCTTGTGATTTCTATGATTCAACTTTTCGTAGTTCCCGACAACAGAGGAAAGTGTGTTAAGCAATGTTTGAAACTCCCTCGCCGGGTATTTATCAATATGAATGTTGCAGTAAACCTCCAAATCAAGGTCGTCACGCTGGCTTTTGTCGGTCAAGAGTTTAATGCCACCATTTTCAAACGAGGTAAACTTGTCCTCAAAGGATTTAATGGAACGTTCCAGCGCCCCTTTGATATGTTCTTCCGTCTGGGCTTGAGAAACCCTATCTCTGGCGAGAGTATTTTGGAGCCTACGCAACTGCTGCGTAGCATAACCGCCAAAAGACGCAACTGCCTTCTGTGATAAGAAAAGCCCCCTATTTTCAATCATCTGTCTGCCAACATCGGTAAGCAGGAAATAGTGTTCAGGTTTACATCCAAGGAGCTCAATTGTATTCGGGTTGCAGTTAATCAGTAAGTTTACCAACTTATTAAAACTATAAACGGTGGTATCCGTTTCGGTATTAACCACCTGTTCAAAATTAGACAACCCGAGCAAATCGCTCTTGCGATTCAGAGCACAGCCACGAATATCTACATCGGAGGTTTTTACGTTCGTTCCGTATGCGTAACTTCCACCAAGTGTCAGGAAGACCAACCTTCCTGATAAATGCGGGTTGGTTCGTAGAAAATCATATTTCTCTTTTTCAACCATGTTCTTAATTTCTTCGATTGTCATAAGAGCACCTCTGTTAAAGCCATATAAGTACCTGTCCGATAGTCGGACAGGTGAGCCAAATGAACATTGTCATACCTCTGAATGCAGTAGTCGTAGACCAGTTCATCATTACAATAAGAATTTTTTGGAACAAGTGTAAGTTAAGATGTAGATAGTCCTTTGCGAAACGATGAGGATTGGCTCGATAATATGAACACCATTGTGCAACCCCCTTACTGATTGTTTTCAGCATTGTCTTTTTCATTAGATTTTTCTCCTTTATTCCTCAATTCTCATTCCGCATTGTTGTCACTTCTTTACTTATAAAACTTACCAATTGTTATTGAATATCTATGAAAATTAACAAAGATATAAGTTTCATCTTTATAGTGCGATAAGCAAACACCAAAAGACCATATTCCTCTATCATTTTTTGTAACGTCAATACCAAACTTTAATTTTTCTTCATTCATCACTCTTCACCCAACATTTCTTTTAAGAGATTGTCAATATCGTCAAGAACATATTCGGCGTCATAAATGCCATTTCCGTTGTTTTATTTCAAGGAATTTATGTGCTTCTTCGTATGTCATTCTTCTTCACCAACCATTTCTTTTAAGAGATTGTCAATAAAATGAGTTCCAACAACCATATTATAACTGTCAAAACAATCTGCTATTTGAGCTTCCTCATTCAACCTTTCCGCAAACTCTTTATATGCTTCAGCTTTTGCTTCTCTTTTAATTCTCTGACTTTCCATAACGTTGCTGACTATTGTTGAACCTTTCAGCTTCTCAATCTCAGCCTTTTGGCGGTTGATAAGGTCAAGAACTAAATCTTGTAATTCTTCTTCGCAAAAACCTTCTTCGTCCATTGTACATTCTCTGCATCTATCTGATGTGCAACCAATACACCATTCGTAATTCCTTATAATTTCCTCATCAGTAAATTTTTTATCGCTCATTTCTTTATACTCCCTTTCAAATTTTCAAGGCTTCTTGCCATTTTATAATTGTCTATTTCTGTGCATAGTTTCACGGCGCATTTTTTACACAAACAAATAACGGTATTAGTGATTGCGTAAAAGCGTAACCGCAATCACTACAAAACATATAGTTTTCTCTTTCTTTCATTCTTCATCTTTCTTTTTTCTGGTAAGTTTCTCTATTTTTTCTTTAAGCGCTCAATCTCAGCCTCTTGGCGGTTGATAAGGTCAAGAGCAGCATTAGCGGTTATTTGAGAGCAGTTGCAAGTTCCCCATCTACAATTACGAATTTTACATTCATTGCAATTACGTGTAGTGGCAATCATTTCTAACGAAAATATGATTTCATCATCACTTACCATATTTTCATACTCTATGTTAAATATCACTTTTATTTATCTATCATTTCTTTTAAGAGTTTATGCATCATGTGGATTATACTCTTATCTTGTTCTATTGAAAGTGACTTCGTCATGTTTATTTCGTTTTCTAACTTCTCTGCAAACTCTTTGTATGCTTGTTCCTTAATTTTGCTTTTATTAGATGAACTAAGTATAAATGTATTTATACCAAAAACCTCATCTCGATTTATTGGTGGAAGAGTGCCTTTGTTAATAAGAGAAATTATATTCTCTGCTTCTTTTGACATATTATTGCTCCTTTACTATGCATTGTATACGATACGATACCAGTGCAGTTCACAACCTTCACACCATAAATTATGCACTAACTCTACTTTATGTTTCATCTGCAACTACCTTCCTAATTGGTTTGGTTTTTAAATACATAAGTGACTTAAGTATTTCAGACGAAAACAAAACCACTGGGGCGACTCCAATATTGCGGTCGGCAAAGTAGAAACTGTTAAACCAGTTTGCCGGATAGACAATGCGAACAAGGTCGGTACCACTGAAACAATTCCACGGAGTAAGTGACCATACCCACTTATCAGAGCACTGCGGAATAATATCTCTGTATCTACGATACTGGTCACAAGATAATATCGTAACATAATCTTCGCAAGTACCATATGATTTATCACCATTGTCTGCAATCAGGTCTGATGTCTGTATTACAAGGTGTTCTTTGTTAAGCTTGTCAAGAAACTCATCGTTCAACACTCTACGTAATGTTGATTCTTTCCAATTATTTTGACGACCAACATCAAATGGAAGTGTTTTCCAAATCTTTTTGGTAATTGCGAGATAATTACCATCAATAATATCAAGACATACCCACTCCATACCTTTTACCCACGCTGTATGTGTGGGTATTTACACATAGGAGCTTACTTCGTTTGCCCGAAGGTGGTGTTCGTACAGACAAGCTATGCTCGGAAATCTGTAAAGCGATTAACGGAAGTCGGGAATATGGTCTTGGCGAGTTAAACCTTTATTCAGTAAAGCGTTTCGCGCCAATGACAGACTATCAGGGAAAGTGCATGACATTCTATGCCGTTGATTTCAATAGGCAGTACGACCCCAAGAAAAAGACTCCGTCCAATCGTAAGGATGGGTAATGCCCACCCAAAATCTCCTCTATAAAAAGCAGTACGCAATCAACGACTCTATCAGTATTGTCATCCCGAGCGTCGGGCAAATCCTTGACGACGAGGATGGCTATTACGGTCTTGTCTCCATCCTGACGGCAATGCCAGTGGACTTAATGGTTCAATTGGAGGATGCGGGCATCGACTTCACATCGATAAATGAATATGAGCTATTCTTGCTAATGTTTGCCGGGTTGAAATCTCAAAATACAAGTCTCGTTTTTGGCGATTTAGACCTATCCAAATTCAAGATGGCTGTTAACGAGCAGAACGGTAATATCGTTTTGCTTGATGAGGAGCATGATATCACAATTGACCGTGCAATTCACAGTCAAATCGCCGGAGTCCTTCGGAAAATACACCACCTCGAAAAGAACCGAAGAAAGCCTGCCAATATAGAGGCGAAAGAATATATGCTCAAGCGGGCACGTGACAAAATGAAGCGTCATCGAAATCGCAAAGAAGCGTCGCAGCTTGAGTCTCTCATAATTGCTATGGTTAATACCGAACAGTACAAATACGATTTTGAGGGGACAAGAGAACTCTCAATTTATCAATTTAACGAAAGTGTTCGACAGGTTATTAAGAAAGTCGATTATGACAACAGAATGTATGGCGTATATGCCGGTACGGTAAACGCCAAAGATTTGAGCCAAGATGATTTGAACTGGCTCACTCACAAATAATCAATTAGGAGGAAAGTGTCTATGAATATCAATGATATTACTATCACCAGTCTTGAGACCATCACTGCGTTTGATATTGTCACTGGCAACTACAAGTTTACTCTTGATGAGCTCCAGACCGCATCTCTTGCTCAGTCTCAGGAATCTACTGAAGTCACCGGTAAGGCTGGTCGTAAGCTTGCTAAGTTAAAGCGCAACAAGGCTGTGACCGTCAGCGGTACTAACGGTCTCGTGTCTGGTGGTCTGCTCGAAATGCAGACTGGCGGTAAGTTCGAGAACAAGGCTACGGAAGTGCTTTGGACTGACTATCTTACCGTGAAGTCTTCGGCTGCGAATACCCAGTGGAAGGCTGTTGGGACGACCGGTGCGGAAATTGAGGCACTGTATGTTCGCAATGCTGATGGTACGCTTGGTGATGAACTTGAGCAGGCTGCTACTGCCGCTGCTGGTAAGTTTACATATGACCCCTCTACCAAGGCTCTTGGTTTCCATACCGATGTTGCCGACGGTTCTGAGGTTGTTGTTTACTACAAGCGTAAAATCACTGCCGATGTCATCGAGAACGAAAGCGACAGCTATTCTGGCAAGTGCGCTCTTTATATTGACGCTCTTGGCGAGGATAAGTGCGCTAATGTGTATCGTATTCAGTTCTTCATTCCGAAGGCTGACTTCTCTGGTGAGTTCTCATTCGAGATGGGCGACAACCAGACAGTTCATGCGTTCGAGGCAGAGGCTCTCGCCGGTGCTTGCGGTGCTGGCGGTCAGCTTTGGACTTATACCATTTTCGGTGCCAACACTGCTGACGCTGACTAATCATTAGGAGAATTATTATGGCGACTGCGATTAAGAAATGTAGAGTGTGCGGTAAGGAATACGAGTATTGTCATACCGTGCGCCGCGTCGCAGGAGTCTTTCGCTGGCAAGATGTAGCTTGTTCCCCCGAGTGTGGAGCAAGTTACCTTGCTCAAATCGAAGCGTCTCGTGCGGGAATCCCCGCAAAGAATGAAGTTGCGGATAAAGACGCAGTTGTTGCCAAACCGACTGTGACCGATTTTAGCGACCTCGATGAATATGATAACGAGGATGATTGGTTCGCAGACGATTTTGATGACGAAGCGGAAGAAACTGCGATGGTATAGAACAGAAGGCTGCATCTCATAGATGCAGCCTTTTTATCATAAACGAGGTGGTAAAAATAACAGAATTACGGCTCACCTCCCCTATTCCCCCATCAGTAAATCATTATCTGGCTTATCGGGCAATCGTGAAAAACGGGAGACCGATGGCAATGTCCTATAAAACGCCAGAGGCAACTAAATACAGAACGGAATTTGCTGAATATGTACGGCAAGAAGTAAAAAGACAGGGGTGGTCTTTAACACCGAACAAGACTCAACATTTTTATGTTGATACGATTTTTTATTTCCCAGCAACAAATTTGGACGGAAACAACTATTTCAAAGTAATGCTTGACGCAATAACCGACACACAACTTATATGGCTGGACGATAATGTCACCTGCGAGCGCGTACAAGCAATATATTACGACCAAACAAATCCTCGAATGGAAATAATCATTCATCCAGTTGACTATATAGGCGTTTTCGATGACGCGCCTCAAATGGAGGCTTTCGTCTCCAGATGCGTCGGGTGTACAAGGTACTCACGAAATTGTAGTATTTTACGACAAGCAAAAGAAGGTCGTATTCAGGATGAGATTAAGGATTGCGTTTGTTCAAAATTCAAAGCTCGCAAAGGATGAAAGGAGTTTTACAATGACAAAAACAAAGAAGATTTCAATCAACACATTCGACAAGATTGTTGCAGAAAACTATACACCGACAGAAAATTTACAGTGGCATGGCGTTGACCTTGTCATCAAAAAGACGCTTACGCTTAAAGAGGTAATGACCTTTGTAAATACGGTTGTCAAAGGCTGTTTTACGACAGATGATGCTTCGTACATCCCCGAGGTCAAGGATTTCTTTATTAAGTGCTGCATTGTTGATATGTATACGAATCTTTCCCTGCCCAATAATTCGGAACATAAATACAACCTGATTTATTGCTCTGATATTATCGAAAGCGTTCTCCCCCATGTCAACGAACAGCAGTTTAACGAAATGTGTCAGGCAATCAACGATAAGCTCAAAAATCTTGCTCAGGCGAATATCGAGATGGTTCACAAGCAGATGAATGAGCTTTACACCAGCTTTAACGCTCTTCAGGAAAAACTGTCTTCCACATTTTCTAATGTAAATTCCGACGATGTAGTTAAACTCATCGGTGCAATCACTGGTGGCAAGCTCGACGAGGATAAGCTTGTGAAGGCTTATGTATCTCAGACGAAATCAAAGAAGAAGGCAGCGCCCAAAGGTGGAGATAAATAATGTCAAACATCGACATGAAATCCATCATGGAGAAAGCAGTTAAAGCAACAAATACATCAAAGTTTCAAAAGCAAATAGAAGCTAAGACAGACGAATTTGCATTGACCGGCAACGGCGGTGGCAAATCCAATACTGTCGGTGGTATGCCGACATCTCCCGCATTTGCTGCTGCTAAATTTATTGAAGTTCTGCGAAATGAAATCAGAAGTCTCGAGGCAACTTCTGGATTTGCAGACGGGAAACTTGGTGCAACTGCTGTTGAGGCGTTGTCGCAACTCGACCACGGTACCCCGTACAAGGTCGGCAAACACAAATATCAAATCCCGGTATGGTTTGAGAATGACTTACGACGGGATTCACTTTGCACTGATGAATACGACGGCATTGATAATATTGCCGCGTTGCTCAATAGTGGATATGATGCAGGTCACGTTGTCTATGGTATATGGCTTCATCATTCTCCGTTTAACATTCCCAGCCTCCAGCACCGTTCTGGTGCTCATTTCATCGAGAACGCGATTCGTGATTACATGGGAAACTACGCTTCGGATTATGGTGTGACGGACATCGAGGTCGATGATATTTACAAATAAGCTTAGTGTCAGAACGGCAACCCTACTGACACAGCGAACTATTAAGGATTGGCATTGAGCCAATCCTTTCTTTTATAAAAGGAAGGTGAGAAATAGATGGCTGATTTTTTATTGTCAGTAGGGGTTGATGTTGGTCTTAGTTACGAACAGATGAAAAAAGATATCAGTAATCTGGTATCTGACCTCAACAAAGCTCCGCCTAAAATAAAAGTCGCATTTGATATTGACCAAAAGGCGGTTGAAAGTTTACGAAATCAAATCACGGCAATCAACAAACAGTTGGGCTCTGCCAGCACGAATACCTCCTCGGGTAGTACGCGTCGGAAGGCTACTGCAGAAATTGCCGATATTGCAAATGAGGCACGCAGAGCTGCGGATACACAGGCTGCAGCATCCATAAAGGCTGCAAATGCAGAAAAGGAACATGAAACCTCTCTAAGGCAGGTTCTTAATACATATCGCGAATTACTTGCGGCAATGCGTACCAATCAAAATGCTCAGGTTGCTTCCATATATTCTGAGTTAGTTAAGCAAGCTGGTTTATTCGGAAGCGCATTGGAAATTGCCGAGGATAAAGCAATTTCTATTGATGCAGCCCTTAAGCAGGTCGGGCTTGATGGCAGTACGGCTATTGAAAATGCTAAGACAGCTCTTGCAGCATTCAGAGTTGAGATGGAACAGACAGGTTCATCCGGCACTATCAATATGAGCCAAATGTATTCTGTTATTGCTCAAATGCAGAATTTGCTGAATTCCAACGGCAACGCCGCCAATCTTAGTTCGTATACAGTTTTACAAGAACAGGTTCGCTTATTCACGAATGCGTTGCAGTTAGCATCCTCTGGGTCGATTTCGTTAAGAGAAGCCCTTAAACAAGTCGGGCTTGATGGCAGTACGGCTATTGAAGGGGCAAAAACAGCCATGTCTGCGTTCCGTGCAGAAGTTGCAGGGGCAACCTTTGAGGAAGTAAAACTATCAAAGGGGACAGAGCAATATAATGCCGCACTAAACAAAGTTAATACGCTTCTTGCGGCAGTCCGTAGCAACACAGAAAAGTGGACTGCGGCTAAACATGGTAATTCAAGCAAGGACTATCAAATTTACTCGCAGCAAGCTGATGCTCTTGAAAAACTTTCGAGAGAATTACAAAATGGAGAGATGTCAGCGCGTGAATTCAACAAAAAATTTAGCGAAATTAAAACGACTACCGTGCAATCATCCACCGCCATCCGTGTTGCTGGAGAGAACACTCAAAAATTCTCCGAGAGAATTGGAAGCTTGTCAAGTAAGTTTGGAACATGGTTTAGTATTACAAGAGTAATTATGGCGGCATTCCGCAGCGTTAAGCAAATGGTTTCTGCTGTAATCGAACTTGACACGGCAATGACTGAACTTAAAAAGGTTACAAATGAGACGGATGCCACCTACGAAAAATTTCTTGTCAATGCCGCCTCGAGAGCGAAACAACTTGGTGCTGCATTGTCAGATACTGTAACTGCCACAGCCGATTTTGCGAGACTTGGGTTCAGCATTGAAGAAGCTGAAAAACTTGCCGATACTGCGATTGTTTATAAAAATGTTGGTGATGGCATTAAGGATATCAGCGAAGCATCGGAAAGCATTATTGCAACTATGCAAGCTTTCGATATTGCTGCTGATGACACAATGACTATCGTTGATAAATTCAACGAGGTTGGTAACAATTACGCGATATCATCCGAAGGTGTCGGAGAGGCACTCCTCCGTTCTGCTGCCGCTATGCACGCAGCCAACAACTCGCTCGATGAAACAATTGCACTCGCCACGGCTGCAAATACAATTGTTCAAGACCCTGAAAAAGTCGGTACAACGCTCAAAACCGTGTCCATGTATCTCCGCGCCGCTAAAACAGAAGCAGAAGAAGCCGGAGAAGCAACTGACGGAATGGCGACCAGCGTGTCCAAGCTTCGCGAGGATATTTTAGCCCTCACAAATAATAAAGTTGATATTCAAATCGACGAAGATACATTCAAATCGACCTATCAGATACTCAAAGAACTTTCTGAGGTCTGGGGAGAGTTAACCGACTTAACGCAGGCAAATATCCTCGAGATGGTCGGTGGTAAGCGAAACTCAAACGTTGTTGCCGCACTGTTGGATAACTTTTCAGTTGCAGAAGAAGCGTTGAAAACATCTGCTAATTCTGCGGGCTCTGCTCTAAAAGAAAACGAGAAAGTTTTAGAGTCTATTCAGGGCAAAATCAACATTATGAAGGCAAGCTTTGAAACGCTGTCTAATAATGTGATTAGTAGCGATTTAGTAAAAGTATTCATTGATGCAGGAACCGGAATTCTCGACTTCTTAAATGGAGTATCGAAAGTTATCACAGCGCTCGGCGGATTAAAGACAATACTGCTTGCTGTTACTTCTGCTCTTTTAATTACAAAAGGCGGACTTATTGCTTGTAAAGTTCAATTGCTTGCTGTCGCGGCAGTCAAAAAGATAATTTCATTTTTCGGAAGCTTAAAGAGCGGAATAACGAATGTTATCAATATCTTGCCCACCGCTGTTACGGCTTGGAAAGCTTATGCCGCTGGAACTGTGTCAGCCAGCGCCGCAATGCAAGCGTCGATTCCTGTAATCGGTCTTGTTCTCGCTGCTCTTACTGCGCTTGTCGGCGGGTTATCTTTATATAACCAAAAAACTGACGAAGCACGTCAAGCCGCAATTGATACGGCAGAGGCATATAGAGAACAGCAGTCCGAGATGACATCTTCAAAAGGAACACTGGATAAGATATCCGATAGGTATGCGGAATTATCGCAGGGTGTCGATGCTTTTGGAAACCGTATTTCACTCTCTGCCGAGCAGTATGAAGAGTATAAAGATATAGTCGGTCAGATTGCCGATATGTTCCCAACTATGATAAAAGGCTATAATGAGGAAGGTGTAGCTATTTTATCGTGTAAGGGCAATGTTGAAGAACTTACACAGGCTTATAATAACCTTGTAAAAGCTCAGAACAACAAAGTTCTTGGGGAAGCTCTTGAATTACTCGATGATTTCAAAGATAAGAAAAAGGATTTTGATGAGTCCAATTTCAAGGGCAATGAGTACACAACAAAAGCAAATGATGCGCTGAAAAAGATTTTATCCTCCACAGATATTGAAGCGGCAATTGATGAATATGCACGAGCTGGCACATCGAATGCGGTGCAAATTGTTCAAGCATTAAAAGATGCCGGGTTGGAACAACAAACAGATGGATTTCTTGGACTTGGCGGTGAAACAGGTCGTGAGTTTATTGCTCGGGCTATACGCGAAAATAAAGAAGTCGTATCTGGTATCGTTGGCAATTTTGATACGGAAATGGCTGCTGCGGCGCAGAATATGCAATCCATCGTTAGCGCTTATATCAGCAACGCATTTTTGGAGTCGTATTCTAATATTTCGCCCGCTGTTCAAAATCTTGTAAGTAATATTGTATCTGGTTTTGATGCAGATTTCTATTCTCAATTTGATTCATTAAACGACTTATACAATTACCTCAATAACCTTCTTGGGTCATTTGGGAAACTAAGTACAGCTGACGCAAATACTTTGACAGCAACTTTTGATTTGAAGGCAAAGTATGATGGCGGCGACTGTACTATCGAAGAGTATATTAACGGAATTAAAAACGCTAAGAGCGTCATTGACCAGTTCGACGAAGACACACAAAAGAAAATATATTTAGCTCTCGGATTTGACGAGAACGACATCGAGGGTCAATATGACGAATTGTTGAAAAAGGTCGAGGATAAGAACAAGGATTGGCTCAATTCCCTTAATAGCGACGATTTCTCGTTAGTATATGAAATCTCCTTAAATAACGACACTACATCTTGGACGCTTGATGATTGGATTAAAAAGCTTCAAGAAAGTCGAGAAGAGGCAAATAAATCAAACGACTCATTGTCTGATTTATCAAAATCACTGACAAGCCTAAAAGACGCATATAGCATTTTAACCACCGCAGAAGAAGAAATGGCTTCAGGTGGGCTGTCGGCTGACACAATCAAAGCATTAGCAGACTCAACATCAGACTATTTGGACTACCTTTACGAAGAAAATGGTGTCGTCAAACTCAATACAGAAGCATGGAAAGAATACGCCAACGCTAAAATGGAGGAAAATATTCGCGCTATAGAGGCGAGTATTACTGAACTTGAAAACGAAAAGGCAGCCCTTGAAGAGCAAAATGAAGCTCTGCAGAATGCAAAAGTTTATGCAGATGATTATGTCGGTGCAATAGAGCCCGAAGCCTACAGGCAGTCAGAGTACACTGCTGCTGTAGAGGCAAATACTTCTGCGATGAATGAGAATGCGGCTGCAATTGAAGCCAATCAAGCAAAGCTTGGTATTTACAAAACGCTGTACGGCGAAATCGCTACCTCCCTTGATGCATATTCAGCAGCGCTTAATAACTTCTCTAACATCGCAAATGCGATTACATCCGTATCTAATGCACTTACGACCGTTGCCGACCTTCAGGAAACCGTTGCAAATGGCTTTACGATTTCACTTGAAAAGGCTTTAGAGTTTGCAAAGGTATATCCGGAGATTTTGAACAACGCTACAGTTGCCGCAGATGGTCAAATCACTCTAAACGAGGGCGTTGTTAACGCCTTTATCTCCGGCAAGGAATCCGAACTTAAAGCTCAAATTGATGCCAAAATTGCAGAGCTCGAAGCGGATAAATCTGTCCTCACTGCAAAAATGGAATTTTCCAAAGCGCAGCTTGAACTTGCAAAGAGCGTGGGTACTGGTGAAGGACAAATTTCTAAAGAAGTTGCAGAATACAGGGTTAACGCCGGTAACGCTGTAGTTCAGGCGATGATTGCAGCTGGCATTGATGAAGCAACGGCGTATCAATTAGCGTGTGCCGCGATGGCGCAAAACTCCGAAGAGTTTAATCGCGTTGCTGCAGAAGTATGCACAGATGTTCAGGGCAACTTTAATCAGGCTGCTTATGATGCTGCGCAGTCAATCTATAAAAATATGCAGAACTCAAAATTGTCAATTGCTTCAGTTGCTAAACAGGCACATCAGGCAGCATTGGCAATTGCGGGTATCGGAAGCGGTAAGGTACAGGGCTCGAGTAACGTAAATGGCGAAGGCGCTGGCGGCTCTTCTGGTAGTAAGGGTAATATAACCGTTTCAAGCGGAAATTTCAAGGGAACATCATATTCTTACGAATCAAAGACGATTGCTCTTGAAGACTTCATCTCAGACCTTGAACTGGATATCTCCAACTATACTCAGGCAATTTCTCAAATTGACGGTCAGATAGCGGCGTTAAAAGCACTTCGGAATACAAGCCTCAATAAGTTTTCCACAAACAACAAAAAGGCAAGTTCTGGCTCTAAGTCTGGCTCTAAGTCTGGCTCTAAGTCTGGCTCTAAGTCTGGTTCTGGTTCTGGTTCCAAAAATTCAAGCAAAAAAGACGAGGAAAACTGGTTTGAAAAGCAATATAAGATGCATAATCATTTGCTTGATATGGATGCCGAAAATGTCGAGGACTATCTGAATTGGCTGAATAGCGCTTATCAACAGGCATACAAAGAGAACATTATTACTCTTGATGATTTCTATAAATATCAAGAAGAAGTCTATAAGGGTCTTCGGGACTTGTTTAAGGACTATCTGAACGATGTTGAGCACGAAATCTCTATGCGTAAGAATTACGACGGCGAGAGCAAGAAAATCATCTCTATGTATAAGACGCTTATCAGCGCTGTTGAAAAGGAAATCAAAGCCGCCCGCGCCCAAGGGTTAGACGACACGGACGACTATATCCAGTCCCTGCAGGATAAGTGGGCATCATACAAGGATGCAATCAAAGACATCGAGGACGATATCAAGGATAACGCCAAAGATGCCTTAGAAGAACTTGTTGATTATCAGGAGGACATGATTAAGCAGGATATCGAAAATCAAAAAGACGCTATCGATAAAAAGCTTGATTATCTTAAGGAGTTTTATGATAAGCAGAAAGAGATGCTCCAAGACCAATATGATGAAGAGGAGTATCTCAAAGAACAGTCAGAGAAACGAAAGAGTGTTTCTGATATTCAGGCACAGCTGGCGCAATTGGAATCTGATGATTCCGCGTGGGCACAAAAGCGTAAAGCAGAATTACAGAAAGACCTTGCTGACGCACAGGGTGAGCTGGATGATTTTGAAAAGCAGCACGCTCTCGACCTTGCTCTTGACGCATTAGAGGATTCCTATAACGCACAGGAAGAGCAGCTTCAAAAGCAGATTGATGCACTTGATGCAGAGTTGAACAATCCCGAGATGATGTTCAACAAAGCCCTCCTTGCAATTCAGGAAAACACGGGAAATCTGTATCAGCAAATGCTTGAATATAACCGTAAGTACGGCACCGGCAATGACGACGATGTTAAAGATACTTACGAGGAAGCTTATAAGGCACTTCTTGAATATAAGGAACTCTACGGTAAGGATTATAAGGGTGTCAAGCTGACAAATGCGACGGGATATAAGCCCAATACCGGATGGGATACCTCAACGGTGTCTGGTACAAATCCCTCAAATCAAAGTCAGAAACCGCCCTCCAATTCTTCGTCCTCTAAGCCACCAACCTCACAGAGCAATGCACCGTCGCTATCTAAAGGTTCTTCGATTACGGTTAAAAAGACCGCGACGCACTTCAGTTCAAAGAGCCGTGGCGTTCGTATGGCATCTTTCGTACCGGGCGGAACATACACCGTTTATCAAACAAAAGGGAACGAAGTTCTTATCGGAAGAAACGGCGTATATACCGGATGGATTAACAAATCTGATATCGTTGGATACGCCACTGGAACCAAGAATGCAACGGCGGGACTTCATTCAATCGACGAACTTGGTACAGAAACAACCTTTGAATCCAAGGATGGTGTGAGGTATAAACTCTTCACTGGAGGAGAAAAAGTGCTCAATGCTAAGGCAAGCGATTTCTTATATGAGTTTGCAAATGGCGGCGGAGAAATCCTAAAGAAGATTATCCGCAGCGCTCTCGGTGGAGGCTTACTCGACACTATCCAACCTGTTATTCGTCAAAACGAAATCAATATGGGCGATATTATCGTTCGTGGCAACGCCGACCAGCAAACGGTATCTGCGATTCGCAGAGAACAGCGTTCGGCTGTTGAAACCATGTTAAAGGAATTCAACAAGCTTAATAAGTAATAATCGTGGCTCCCCGATTATAGGGGAGCCCGGTTCTATTTACGCACTTCTACTCACCCTTTGCGGTAAAGGGTGTAACAATATTTATTTCAGAAAATTAACACAGAAAGGAGCGTGATGAGATGGCTGATATTTATGGTTCTCATTTTGAGTATGCTGGAAAGATGTCGAGACAGTATGGCTTAATTATCGCTACGATTGGAACAGAAAGAATGCTTCAGCTCGGCGGCGCCAAGGAAAGCATTTCTCTTTTTAGCAAGAAAGCAAAACGCAAATATCTTATGGATGATGATTACTCCGGGGCAATACTTTCATTTGATATCGAATTTGTTACAGATAACGAGCGATTGCTGGAACTGTCGGAGCGTCGAACAATTGAAAAATGGTTGTTTAACAAGCGAGAGTACTGCAAATTATATTTTGATATAGCTGACGATTTGTACGGAGAAACTTTTGAATACATTGATGGCGTCCGCAAACGCAACTACTTAAATTGCCGATTTGTAAATCCGGAGAAGCTTGAATACAATGGCGGAATTGTCGGGTATAAAGCTACGCTCGAAGCAGACAGTAATATGTTTTGGCAGGATGCAATTGAGAAGTCCTATTCCGTCGGCAACGCCTACGAAGATATTAGTTCTGTAGTTAGCGTTACCGTTGACTCAGATATTGATGACTACGTATATCCGAAAGTCACCATTAACATGGGTGGCGTTGGCGGGGATATCATCATCTCGAACAACTCTGACGATAGTACACGCCTTACTAAGTTTGTGGGATTATCCCCGTATGCAACTATCGTTATGAAAGGCGAGCTGAACTATGTCAGCGGTCAGTATTATGAAAAGTTCGCAAAGCAGAACTTCATCAGGCTGCTTGATGGTGAAAATAAACTTACAGTAATGGGTAATGTCGCTTCTATGAAAATCGAATTTCAAAACAGGAGGTCGTTGTAATGCTTGTTCGATACAGTACTCTCAACCGCCTCGAAGTCCCTAAACTGACATTATGTAGTCCGGGAAGTGTCTATAAGGATGGACTGCTTACCAATACGGTTGGCATTTTAACAGACCACGAGGCTGAAGAAATTGTATTCAATTTCAACTCTATCAGCGAACTCAATTTTAGAGTCAATAAGATTCGCAGAGAAGACGCAGAAGATAACGCGCACACCTACGCTCTATACCGTGCCGTGCAAAACCGCAGACTGATTTTTGTGGACGACATCGGTTATTTTATGATTACAAACATCGAAGATGGGTACTCAGAAAGCGTGCATTATAAGGATGTTAGTGCTCAGTCTATCGATGTTGAAATCCAGCAAAAAATGATTCCATATATTGAGGACGGGACATATAGGTTCACCTCTGACGAAACTGGGACGAACAAGGGAATTATCGAAACCATCGTCGAGGTACTCCCTCTGTGGACAATCGGATATATTGACGACGCTGTTGCAAAACGTTATAGAACATTTGAAGGCGTAGATACATCTCTTAACTGCTTAGGCTTTCTTATGGATAATGTTCAGGATGCTTATGAATGTATCTTCGTTTTCGATATTATCAACCGCATCATAAATGTGTATGACCAAGCCAATTATGTTCGTCAAACCGATATACATCTGACAAAAGACGATTTAATCAATTCGCTGGACATTACTGAAAACGCCGATGACCTATATACCGCAATCAGCGTTATGGGTGATGAAAATGTAACAATCGCAGCCATCAATCCGACAGGAACAAATGTTATTTACAACTTTGATTTCTATTTGGATTGGATGAGCGAAGCATTACGAGAGAAAGTCAAGGCGTGGGAACAGGCTGTTGAAAACGCAATGACACCGTATTATGACCTTAATTTGCAGTATTACGATAAGCTGCAAAAAGCAAATGAGCTACAGATGGATTTTCAGAAGTATGCTATGCAAATCACAATGTATACCCGCTGCAGGAATAACGTTGTGGCGGAATCAGATACTTCTCTCGTCGGTAGCTATAATACTGTAATTGTTGAAAACGGCGGCACGCCAATTGAAGTATATCCTGAAATAGCCGACACCTTAGAGTATATTGATAATTTAATTGCACAGTGTGAAAGCAAGCAGGAAAATGTCGGGACGGAACTCGGCAAGGTGAATGAAGAAATTGATGACCTGAAAACAAAAATCAAGAAAATGCAAGGGTCTTTATCAATTACAAAATATTTTACTGAAGATGAGTATTCCGAACTTAGCCACTATATTTTTGAGGGTAGTTATACAGATGAATATGTAACCATTACAGACATCATGTCATACTCAGAAAAGTTTTCGCAGATGAAGATTCTGTACGACAGAGCAAAAGCCAGATTAGAGCGAGTGTCTCAGCCTACACAGGAATTCAGCATTGATGCAGAGAACTTCATTTTCATCAAAGAGTTTCAGCATTGGAGTGAGCAGCTTGAAACAGGCTGTCTTATCAACGTGGAACTTGAGACAGATGATATAGCCCTCCTGTTTCTCTCTAATATTACCATTAACTATGATGACCATGCGTTGAGCATGACATTCGGAAATAGATTTAATAAATTCGACCCGCGTTCACTCTTCGACGATGTATTGGGCGATATTTCAAAGTCTGCAAATACGCTAAACTATATTAAAGAGATTCTCTACCCTATCAAAAATGGCGAGTTTGACTCAATGAAGGAGTCGCTGCAAACCTCAAGGAATCTGACCATGAGCAGGGCTTTAGCCTCTGATAGTGAGGAAGTCTTAATTGATGGCTCTGGCTATACTGGCAAAAAGCGGCTCAGTAACGGAGCTTTTGACCCCCGACAGGTTAAATTAACTGGCAGAACTCTTGTCTTTACGGATGATGCATGGGAAAGCTGCAAAGTTGCTCTCGGAGAGTTAATTATTGGTGACGAAACATCGGCATACGGCATTAACGCGGAAACAATCATCGGCGATATGTTTATCGGACACAATGTTCGTATTCTTGACAAGGATGGTAATGACCTGTTTACAGTTGTGGATGGAAAGATAAAAACATTTGTCGATAAAGTTATTTACGGCGATGACAACCAGCTTCAGCCAGATGGCAGCGCAAGTATTATCAAACAAATTTCGTCCATTGAACAAAAGGCTGATGGCATAAATATTATCGTGGAACAAATCTCTGTTCAGAACCCTGATGGGACATACAGCGTAGATGTTGACCAAGTTACGACTCGCACAGGCTATACCTTCAACGCTGATGGTCTCACCATTTATAAAAGCGGCGAAGAAATCAAAAATCTTTTGGACAACACCGGAATGTATGTTACTCGTTCCGGAACGGAAATTCTTACAGCTAACAACGAAGGTGTTAGCGCAATTAACTTAACTGCACGGCAGTATCTGATTGTTGGGGCAAATAGCCGCCTTGAGGATTACTCAGACGGAACCGACTCCAATCGGACTGCCTGCTTCTATATAGGAAACTAAATAATATAGAAAGAAAGGAGCAGCTATGAGCTGGACATATACAAGTTCAAAATACGATGGGCGATATTTACAATTAACCATTACAGAGTCTACGGATGATGCATCAAACTCGTCAACCTTAACATGGACACTTACATCTGCCGGTGGTGCAGTAAACTACTACACAATCGATGAAACGACCGTTAGTATCAACGGGACTACTGTATACTACAAAGGCAGAACTTCTTGGGATAGCCGCGAATTCCCAGCTAAAAAAGGAAGCACATCCGGGACACTAACAATTGTTCATAATGCTGACGGAACAAAATCTAATGTGTATGTAAGCTTTAGGACAAGGATATATTCATATGGGTCGCAGGAATTTGCAAATGATTATATAACTCTTTCAAACATAGCGACATACACCCTTTATGTGTCAGCTGGAACCGGTAGTAACATAACCGTAAACAGAACTTCTTCTGGGTATGGCGGAATAGGGAATCTGTCAAACGGAGCAAGGCTTTATTACAACGATAAACTAAAAATCACCTTTACTCCGAGTACGAATTATGCGATATCGACTCATACAGTTAACGGTTCAACCTTTTATTCCGGAAACACATATACAGTTACAAGTAATGTTTCAGTTGCTGCAACCGCACAGGTCTTAGCATCAAGTGTAGGTGCAACGGACGCAAATATAGGAAGTTCATCCTCTGTCGTAGTAACGAAGTATAATTCATCATATTATCATTCACTTCAATATAATTTTGGAAGCTTAAGTGGTTATATTACAAGTTCAGGAGGAGTTCAGTCCTCTGAGGTCAAGTTTAGTAATACAAGTATTGCCTTTAAGATTCCTACATCGTTCTATGCAGAAATTCCGAACTCCCCGACCGAAAAATGTACTATTACTTGTCGTACATATAGTAGCTCAGGAAGCACAACCGTACTCGGTAATGCGACCACCTGCACAATTACAGTTACAGCAACCGGCGCACCAGATATAAGCGGAACCGTTATTGATACAAATACTGCAACAGTAGCTCTAACAGGAGATAGTTCAAAACTGATTCGGTATAAGTCTACGGCGACTGCGACTATTACCGCAACTGCAAAAAATTCTGCGTCTATTGTTTCAAAATTCATTAACGGAGATTCGGTTTCTGGTAATACAAAAGTTTATCAGAATTGTTCCGAAACATCATTCGCTTTCAAAACTACAGATTCCAGAGGATACTCAAGTTCTGTTACGATAACCCCAACGGTAATTGCCTATATACAGTTAACCATTAACCCAATCCTGTCTCGCCCAAAACCGACCGGTAGTGATATTACAATGTCTTTTTCCGGTGATTTTTATAGGGGCTCTTTCGGGGCTATGACAAATACCCTAACTATTCGTTATAGATACAAAGAATCGGACGGGTCATATGGAGCGTGGAAAAATATTGAATCTACCAAAATCGTATTCGGAACACGTAGCTATACTTCGAGTCAGACTTTTTCTTTAGATGATGAGTTTAATTACCAAAAAGAGTATCATTTTCAAATTCAAGCGATAGACGGGAATTCTGAGCACCAACTTAGTACTATTACCAAAACTGTTATCGTACCACGTGGTGTTCCAGTTTTCGATTGGGGTAAAAATGATTTCAACTTTCATGTACCCGTCGAAATTGATGGTAATTTAGATGCCAATGGAGATTTAACCATCGGAGGGGCGGTGCATATAACAAAGGGAAATGAGTCCGTTGTTATGGATTATATCATTGAACAAGGTTTAAGTGGAACATGGTTCTATAGAAAGTGGAATAGTGGGATTGCTGAATGCTGGGGAGAACAAAGTTTTACAATTTCTTTGGAACCCGTCAGCACAGATATCTACTACACAAGCGGTTCAGCTTCTTTCCCATTTACTTTTGTCGGGGAACCTGTTGTGATAGGTTCGTGCCCATGGTATTATGCGAATTGGGTTAACGCATTCCCAGACAGTAAAGACCTATCTAAATGCAGTTGGTTATATTATCAAACTAATACGAATGGCAATAATGGAACACGTTCTGTTTACATCCACGCTATCGGAAAGTGGAAGTAAAACAAAGAATACGGAAGATGAGTATAGCACTTAATGTTGACTTACATACTTCTCAAATACTGTATTGCTTTGCAATTACGAAGAATGGAGGAATTAAATGAGTATATATGTTAATGTTGTCAACCAGAGGCTATCCATTGCCTCCTCGTTTGACAATATCATATCTGGTTCGCAGGAGTTTGTAAAGTTCAAATTCAACCTTGGCGATGAATGGAATGGCTTAATGACATTTGCTCAGTTTCGTCAGAATAGTACAGCATATAATCAGTACCTTGACGACGATAACTGTGTATTTTTGCCTGCAGAAATCGGAGCCGGTACTTGTACACTTATGCTCTATGGCAGCGGCGGCAAAACCATCGCCACTACGAACTATCTTATATTAAAGATTGACAGCGACATTCTTGTTTCTGATGCTCAGAGCACAGAAATTTCGCAGTCACTTTACAACCAGTTGGTTGCGAAAATTGAGGCTGTAACCTCATGGAATAGTCAGAGCGTAACTGACCTTGAAAATAAAACGGCAGACTTACAAGCACAGGTAAATCGAAAGGCGGACACTACTGCCTTACAGACGGAAATCATTCGTGCAAAAGCTGCTGAAAATGCAAATGCGGCGGCAATTGCAACAAAAGCAAATCAAACGCAAGTTGATAAACTTGAGATAAAAATTACAGAGCTGGCGAGCAACGAAGTAGTTGCACAAGAAATTGAAAAAGCCGTTAAAGCCGAAATGGCAGAGTATTTACTGAGTGGACAGCTTGCCGAGATGACCATTAAAGACGGCAGTTTGACCCGCGCAAAGGTCAATTCACAATTTGAAGAAACATTGAAAAAAGCTGACACAGCAATGCAACCAAGTGTTTATGACCCGCAGGGGCTCAATGCCGATATTTACTCTTATGCACAGGGTCGCGCTGATGTTGTTCAGGAAAATCTTTTAGCTGTAACACATGAAATTGCGGACGCGTATAAGCTGACGGACACGGTTAAGTATTCAAAACTTGGCGACGCAGTACGCGGCGCGGTTGAACTCTCAAAAACATATACGCAGGCTTTGCTCGCGGATTATAAGGCTTTTACAATTAAGATTGTAGACGAGCTTCCTGTTGCCGGTGAATCACAGACATTTTATCTTATCCCAAAAAAGTCAGGCGACGGTTACGACAAATACTGGTACATTACGAACTCGGTCGGTGAGAAGCAATGGGATGCATTTGGTGCCTCTTCTACGGTCGTTGTTGAAACACTTCCTGAAAGTGGCGAAACGGATGTTGACTACATTCTGAACTCTTCCACCGGCTGTCTCTACTATAAGTGGATTGATAACGCTTGGAAAATGGTTGCCGGTTCTCTCGCATATGTTGCAGCCACTCTACCGAGTGTCTCTGACGGCAATGAGTTTACCGATTACTACATTACAAATCAATCCAATGGTTCATACATCCACTATCGTCTTATCAACGGCGAGTACAAAGTTATCGGTGGAGACTCATATACCAAAGCCGAGATTGATGCATTTCTTGCTACAATCAAAGAGAACGTTGACACCGAACTGTCCGAAACCTCAGAAAACCCAGTGCAAAATAAGGTTATAACTGAAATATTATACGACCACGAATTAGATATAGCTAAGTTATACGAACGAAGCGACCTTAAAGAGTTTGACTTGTGGAGGGAGCAGACGTTGGAAGCCGAGGTCTCGAGCGTAGAATTTAATTTTAACACAAGTGCAATCAATGTATATCCAACCGAGCTTCTTGTAACGCTTGTTGTACCCCCTCCCACGCAGACCTTGGCATATGTTATGGCAGAGCTTGAATGTGCAGGAGGTAGCAAGCCTTATTTCGTCTCCTGCGGCGGTGATGGAAGCGGTGTAGTTATAAAGCCCGATACTGGTCTTAATTTCTGTGGAGGATTTAGGTTCAGATTGTCATCCCCATTCGCGTGCTGTACTACTTGGGGGATGCTACGCAAGGGCGCCTCCCCTTTCGGAACACTTCCTAAGGTCGGATATGGCGTTCAAAAGCTCAATGGCAAAACAGAAGAAGAAAACCATTTTAAGAAGTTAACGCTGAGTGCCTCGGGGGGCACGTCCAGATTACTCCCGGTAGGAACTCAGATTAAAGTATATTTCAAGTAGACAAGTAGAGAGGTGTATAGTATGAAAAAATACGTAGACGGCGAACTGGTTGAGACCAACGAGGAATTAACTTCGATTGAAGAGCACATCCCGTTGACGGTGGAAGACCGAATAGAAGCTAATTCTCAAGCAATTCAAGAGATAATGCTCACCATAATCGAGGAGGACAACAATAATGTATGATTTTCTCTGGCAACGGTATGTTCTCGGCAAAATATCGGTAGATAATTTAGCACGATGTGCTAAGAAATGGCTTACGCCGGATGAAGCGAAACGCTTGATAACGGCAGTTAAAGAAAGCGAGGGAGCGAATGAGTGATGCTGTAGCTGTTGCTATAATCTCGGGCGGTCTTGCTCTTCTCGGCGTTATTATAACATCGATAAGCACTTCCCGTAATATGACGACGCAGCTTGAGCGCAATCAAGCTGTTATCGATACAAAGATTGAAGAACTTACGAGAGAGGTGCGTATGCATAACAATTTTGCCGAGCGAATACCGGTAATGGAGCAAAAAATTAAGGTTATCAATCACCGAATTGACGACCTTGAAAATTATCACAAAGGAGTGTAAAAAATTATGAAAATCAACATCAAGCAGAGGTTTAAGAACAAGACATTCGTGGTGTCGCTGATTACACTTATTTTGGCGACAATTTATCAAATCCTCGGAATGTTTGAAATCGTTCCAAAAGTGAGTGAGGACACATTGACGGGAATCCTAATGCTTGTCGTCAACTTCTTGTCTGCACTCGGAATACTCGTTGACCCGACGACTGAGGGCTTGAACGATAGCGCAAGAGCTCTCACATACGGTACGGAAGACGATGTTAGACAGAATGAAGAAACAGGCGGATATGCGGCAGGAATGCTTTTTTCTGGACGCAACCGCGTAACGCAGCCGTACACATATAATATCAATACTAAACAAGGACACGGCGGTATAGACATAGTCGGAGATGATGATAGAACCGTCCACGCGGTAGAGGGCGGCACAGTATCAATGGTTTCCGTCTGGGACGGCAAAACCAAAACAGGCACACAGAGCTATGGCAACCTTGTTGTCATAACCGATTCAACCGGCAAGCGGCACTTTTACGCGCACCTTGCGTCTATCTCTATGCATAAGGGTCAGAGGGTCTCTGCCGGTGATGTTGTCGGCATAATGGGTAACACCGGCAACAGTTTTGGTGCACATACTCATTACGAGGTTCGCACTGGTAAAGGCACGGTTACGCGCATAAATCCTGCCGAGTTTTGCGGCGTTCAGAACACCAAAGGTACATATGTGAACAATGTGTCTGCGTCACCTGCTCCGTCACACAGAGGCACAGCCTACACTATGACTTGCCAAATGTTATATGTTCGCAAGGGTCCGTCTGTAAGGTATCGCCGAGTCGGGCAGTACTCAAGAGGCGAGATATTCTATGTCGTGGCTCGTCAGGGTAACTGGTGTCAACTCGAGAGCGGCAACTGGATGTGTGCCGGCAAATATCTTAAGAGAGTGTAAAAGCTCAACAAGTGCATTGAGTCCGTAACCTCTATGCTCGGTGAAAAGGGCATCACTATTACGGATATTGAGATTCATATGCTCATCGAAGATGCCGTTAATGAGTTTAATAACAGTTTTATCGACGGCTCCAAGGACGAGAAAGACGGTGAATAATCTGTGGAAGTGGTAAAAATATAGCTGCCATTCTTGGTGCTGTTATTTCTGCCGCTTCCGTGATTACACTTGCTTCAAAGACCGCTCGTCAGGCTATTGCCAGCTTCTTTAAGAAATATGGCAAGTCTGACGAAGTCTCTGACAGCATTGCTGAAATCAAAGAGCTTTTGGAGCGGCATATCGATGAAGATAAGGAATTTAAGGAAAGCGTTGCCGCAACAAACGACATTATGATGGAATTTACGCGAACACAATGCCGCACTGTTATTAAGAACATTTTTACAAGTACAACGATACAAAAATTTCGCCTTTATACGAAAAAAAAGACGCTGATGTGCATTGAGGATTTGTATATTAACAGACTGCACGGAAATAGTTTCGCTATGTTGATGCTTGATGAAATGTCGCACTGGACAATTGATTATGAGTCCTCGCATCTCGACGAGGAAGAACACTAATTTCAGAGGATATTTTGTGGGTGTAAAATATCTTGATGAACATTTTAGAGGTATTATTATGATTAACAACAGTGGTTTTAATTCTATGGATAAGACTCATGCCGATGACATTAAAAAGATGTTTACCGAAGTGTTAGCCAGAGTTAAAGGCTATGACGCCGGGAAGACTCAGGTGCTCAAAAATGTCAGTGGTACACTAACTTGGGTTGATGATTCTGCTGGTTCCTAA